AGACCTAGTATAATAAACACAATGCCGGTATAGCTCAGTTGGTAGAGCAGTTGATTTGTAATCATCAGGTCCCGTGTTCGAATCATGGTGCCGGCACCAGAAAAAGATTATGACAAAGAAAAAACCAGATCTAGAAGTACTTGAAGAGGCAGTAGCCGGAGTCTATCTCCGAGAAGCTGAGTGCCGAATCTCGCCCATCGCAGGGCGCACTTATCATGTATACCTTCGCGAAGACAAAACGTCTTTCATATCCCTTGTGGAGCCTGAATATTGGGATACTGAAAGATTTAAGGTTCAGTATGTCTGTAAAGCTATTTATAACGAAAGCGGGTGGCGTGAACTGCCCACAAAATAATGGGGATGTAGCTCAGTTGGGAGAGCAGTTGCCTTGCACGCATCAGGTCGCAGGTTCGACTCCTGTCATCTCCACCATTTTTCGGGCGGCTAGCTCAGTTGGTTAGAGCGTCTCGTTTACACCGAGAGGGTCGGGAGTTCGAGTCTCTCGCCGCCCACCATATAACGGAGCATAGCGCAGCCTGGTAGCGCATCTGGTTTGGGACCAGAGGGTCGCAGGTTCGAATCCTGCTGCTCCGACCATTTAAGCGGGTGTAGCTCAGTGGTAGAGCATCGCGTTGCCAACGCGAGGGTCGTGAGTTCGAATCTCATCACCCGCTCCATAATTAATGTGAGTGGCTATATAATATATGAGCGACACTGTTTTACTTTGCCCTCCTGTGCAATTCGACGTTGTTTATTCGATTAATCCCTGGATGAAAGGGGAGGCTGTCAATAAACAAAAAGCCATGAATCAGTGGGGTCAACTTAAGAGCGCTATTGAAGACTGGGGTGTTAAAGTAAAGCTTATAGAACAGCCTCAACACCTTCCAGATATGGTATTCACAGCCAACGCTGGAACGATCCGCGGCTCCAAAGTTGTCCTTAGTAATTTTAAGTTCCCCGAAAGACAGGAAGAGACAGATTATTACGAGAGGTGGTTCAAAGACGAGGGATACGAGACATATCGTTTGCCTAAAAAAAATAGTTTTGAAGGTTGTGGTGATACAGTCCCCTGGGGGGATAAAATGTTGGCGGGATATGGCGTCCGATCGGATCTCGGGGGAATCCGTAGAGCTGCAAAGATTCTTGATGTGGAACTCATACCTCTGAAATTAGAGCATCCTAACTTTTACCATCTTGATACGTGCTTCTGTTTGCTAGGTCCTCACAGTGCAATGTACTATCCTGGTGCGTTTACTCCGTCAGCAACCAAAAAACTTAAAAAACATATACCAGAGCTAATTCCCCTCGATGTCACTGATGCAGCTATGTTTGCATGCAACTCAGTGGTCTATGGGAATCAAATATTGATGCCGCTTGGTCCGCAGAAAATAGTGGAAGAGCTAGAGATTAGAGGGTATGAGGTAACGCATATAAATACTAGTGAGTTTTTAAAGTCAGGTGGCTCTTTACAATGCATGACTTTGTGGATATAATGTAGTTTCTTCCGGGGTAGTTCAATTGGTAGAACGTCCGACTGTTAATCGGGTGGTTGTTGGTTCGAGTCCAGCTCCCGGAGCCAAAGACAAGAGGTTTTTATAATGAGTACAGAAAAAACAGTGTGTGTTTCGGGTGGCTTCGACCCGGTACACGTTGGTCATCTTCGCATGATGCAGGAAGCTTCTGAGCACGGTAAAGTGATCGTGATTGTTAACTCGGATGAGTGGCTGATGAGAAAGAAGGGCTATATTTTTATGCCCTTTGCAGAGCGCTGCGAGATTATTGAAGGCTTCGGCTGTGTAGCGGCGACCACTCATGTTAATGATTCGGATAACACCGTCTGCGAAGCGCTTCGAAGGATGAAGCCCACCTATTTTGCCAATGGCGGTGATCGCAAAACAGATAATACTCCAGAGATGGATGTGTGTGAAGCACAGGGAATTCAACTTCTATGGGGTGTTGGAGGAGGAAAGGTACAAAGTTCCTCAACTCTGGTGGAGTCGAGCGGCATGGTAAAAACATCTCATGAGGAAGAAGACTGTCCCGAACCCGACAGTGTAGAGATCGTTTCCAGCTCTTCCGCCGACTAACTCAAGTAACAATAAATATTTGACACTAGTTACTTTAGAGTTAGAAAGGTCTATATGAGCCGTAAAAAGATATATGTTTTAGACACCAGCGTCTATCTCACCAATGCCGATGCAATCTATGCTTTTAAGAATCATGACATTCATGTTCCCCTGAAAGTTTTTGAGGAAATCGATAACCACAAAAAACGCCAAGATGCAGTCGGTGCACAAGCACGAAAGATTATTCGCATCTGGGATGAACTGAGGGGTCACGGCTCCTTAGAGACCGGTGTGCGGATCCGCAAGGGTCTGGGCATCGTCCGAGCCATTAGTGGTCAAGGAATCACCCGAGAGGACCTCCCAGAGGATCTTAACCTCTCTGTTCCAGACCATCTGATTATTGCCACAGCTCTACGTGAACATCGAACATCAGAACGTAAGGTTATCCTAGTCTCCCGCGATATTAACATGCGTGTTATTGCAGATGCGATTGGACTAACCTCCGAAGACTTCCAAAATAACCAGATTGTTGACAATAGCGAAAGCATTTATACAGGATACACAACGGTACTTGTCGATGATCAGGTAATAGACCAGTTTTACGAGCAAAAAGATGTCTACCTTGATGAGGAGCACAAACTCCATGCTAATCAATACCTCATGTTGGTTTCTAGTGCAAATGAAAAGAAAACTGCGTTAGCCCGATATCTTAATCCATCGACCCCTCTTCGACAACTCATGCATAACAAGAAGGGTTGCTGGGGTATCAAGCCTCGTAACAAAGAGCAACATTTTTTAATGGATGCTCTTATGGATCCGACCATCGAAGTAATCACGGCCATTGGTAAAGCAGGTAGCGGTAAGACGATCTGTGCCATCGCTGCAGGGCTTGAACAGGTCATAGATGAATCCTCAGCTGACTACTCGCGTATAATCGTTTCTAGACCCGTACAGCCGCTTGGAAAGGACATCGGCTTCTTGCCGGGAACAATGGAGGAGAAAATGTCCCCCTGGTTGATGCCGATTCAAGACAATCTGCAAACTTTAATGGGAAATGATAAAATGACCCTTGACATTTACATGCAGAAGGGTACAATAGAGATTGAAGCTATTACTTACATTCGGGGTCGTTCAATCGCAAACGCCTTTATCATCATTGACGAAGCCCAGAACTTGACAACTCACGAATTAAAGACTATAATAACAAGAGTTGGTGAAGGAACAAAGATCATTTTGACTGGTGACGTAGAACAGATTGATAATGTCTACATAGACGCCACCACAAACGGATTGACCCATGCGGTTGAAAAGTTTAAGGACTTTGAGTTAGCTTCGCACATCACTCTCCACAAGGGAGAGCGATCTAGAGTTGCAACCTTCGCCGCACAAAATTTGTGAGGTTAGAGATGGAATTTAAAGACACTGTAAGGACCGGAGTAGTGACTTCGGATACTGGGCTCAAAGAGCTGGTAGTTAGTTATATTGGAGAAAGACTGGCTGGACCGGAAGATATTACTGTAGATATGGCAGTGCAGGTCTTCGCCGCTGAGTTCCCAGAGTTTCTTTTGGCTGTTGCGGAGGAAAACTTTCTTCGAGGATACGAGCAAGCACTCACTGATGTTGAAAACACAAAAAGACCCACAGAAGAGTTTTTAGGCTGATGGAGTATTACATTTACAATATCCCAGTCTTTGCTTATGACCGGGTACCCGGAGGTGTGAGCATTCCGCAGTTTTGTCAGCAGGCTGAGGATATCCTTCATCAAAACATGCTTGTAAATGTCGATATCGTATATATTGGAAACATGCATATGCTCAAAGGTCGCAACGCCGCGTACCATGATGGGGCTATCTACATGACATCAGATGAGCCCACCGTAGAGGATATGCTAGAGAATTTTGTCCATGAAGTAGCTCACTCGCTAGAGAGCACGTTTGGACACGAGATCTATACAGAAGACTTGATAAATGAGTACCGTGCAAAACGGGAGAGGCTGTATCAAATTCTTCAAGCCCACGGTTATACCCCCGCCCGCGTTCATGCGTCGTTTACAGAGTATACACCTGCCTGGGATAAATACTTGGCAGATGAAGTAGGCTACCCAACACTGCTGAGCCTGACGATGGGGCTGTTTGCCTCTCCATACGCCGCCACCTCAATCCAAGAGTATTTTGCTAATGGATTTGAGAAGTACTATCTTGAGGAACCATGGGACCTGAAAAAAGTGAGTCCTGTGCTTTTTGATAAGATTGAGTCGGTGGTAAATGTCTAAGCGTGAACACATTTCATATTCTGAATTAAAAGACTGGAACACTTGCCCCCATTACCATAAGAAAGCCTGGGTAGAGAAAGTGGCGCCCTTTGAAGGGAACGAATATACTGCTTTCGGATCAGCAATTCATGATGTCTGTGAGAAAAAGCTCCTGAAGGAGGACATTAATGAGAACGCTATCTTTCAACTCGGATTTGCCGAAAGACTGCAAAAACTCTTAGAGAAAAACATTGAGTTTGATGCCAAGCGGGTTCAAGAGATGAAAGTAGCTGGACCTGCCATACTTGCAGAAGTTGAGGATGCATTGCAGGACTATTTTGGAGATTACGAAGTTTTCTCCTCCGAGGAAATGCTCTACGTTCCTATTGAGAACTTCAACGTATACTTTAAAGGTTTTGTTGACGCAGTGGTAAAGGTGGGAGATACCTACCACTTGTTTGATTGGAAGACATGCTCATGGGGCTGGGATTCCCGAAAGAAGTCTGAAAAGATGGTGACATACCAGCTCACACTCTACAAGCACTTCTTCTGTCAGAAACACAAGATTGATCCTGCTAATGTTGAAACCCACTTTGCGTTGTTAAAAAGAACAGCTAAAAAAGACCGTGTGGAAATATTTAGAGTAACCAGCGGTCCTAAGAAAACGGAAAACGCCCTTAAACTTCTGTACCAAGCAATCTATAATATTATCAAAGGGGTCTCAATTAAGAACCGTTTGAACTGTCTTAAGCCCTATCGTTGCAAACTATACAACACAGAACACTGTCGTTAGGAATATCCATGTCAGAAAAAATTAAGATCTTTACGATCGGTGACCACCCTCTTTCTCCTTCGGGGGTGGGAACACAAACAAAATATATTATCGAAGGAATGCTCAAAACTGGTAAGTATGAATTCATTTCGTTTGGGGGCGCCATCAAGCACCCCGATCACAACCCACAGAAAACGCAAGAATGGGGTGACGATTGGGTGATTTGGCCAGTTGATGGATATGGCAACGCGGACATGGTTCGAGCTATGATTCACCAACAGAAGCCAGACATCCTGTGGTTCATGACAGATCCACGTTTCTACGGGTGGCTCTGGTCAATCGAGAATGAAGTTCGAGCACATGTCCCCATGGTTTACTACCATGTGTGGGATAACTATCCTTATCCCGACTTCAATCGTAATGCATATTTGTCAAACGATCATATTGCATGTATCTCAAAGCTGACATACGATATCGTACAGACTGTCACGCCCGAAGTTGAGTCGTCCTACATTCCGCATGCCGTAAACTCAGAGCTGTTCAAACCCCTAGACATTCCTCAGATCGCCGAGATCCGCACAGATCAGGGAATAGATGACAAGTTTGTAGTATTCTGGAATAATCGTAATGCTCGTCGAAAACAGTCCGGGAGCGTCATTTTTTGGTTTAAGGAGTTTTTAGACCGAGTCGGTCATGATAAAGCATGTCTTATTATGCATACAGACGTTAAAGATGTTCACGGTCAGGACCTGGAAGCTATCATTGCTAATCTGGGACTCACTAATGGAGAAGTGATGTTCTCCCGTCAGAAAGTGGAACCCCACAACTTAGCCGTGATGTATAATATGGCAGACGTTACAATTAATATAGCGGACGCCGAAGGCTTTGGGCTTGCAACGCTAGAGTCCCTGTCTTGCGGGACACCCATCATCGCCACGATGACCGGAGGTCTGCAAGATCAATTAACTGATGGAGAAAACTGGTACGGAATTCCAATATACCCAGCTTCAAGAGCAGTTATTGGATCTCAAGAGGTGCCTTATATTTATGAAGATCGGGTCGCCAAGGACGATGTCGTAAACGCATTAGTTGAGATGTATGAAATGGGTAGCGAAGGACGTTCCGAACTAGGGGCACGAGGTAGTGAGTGGGCGCGTACCACCTTTGGTTTTGAGACATTCATGGACAGTTGGGACGAACTGTTTACCAAGATACACGAGACACAGGGCTCGTGGGATACACGCAAGGGATACACACCCTACGAAGTTAGGACTTTTTAAATGAAAAAGAATATTTTGCTTAAAGGACCACTGTTGTCCCGCTCTGGTTATGGAGAACAGGCACGATTTGCACTTCGAGCCCTACAGAGCCGACCTGAGTTGTTTGAAATTTATGTGCTAAATATCAACTGGGGTCAGACCGGTCATCTGACCACACATGATGAAGAGCACCAGTGGATCCTTCGCAGAATCCAGGAGACAGCTGTCTTTGCACAGCAAGGAGGTACTTTTGATATCTCTATCCAGGTTACGGTGCCCAATGAATTTGAAAAAATTGCTCCAGTTAATATTGGATATACAGCGGGCATTGAAACGACGAAGTGTTCGGGGCAGTGGATTGAGAAGATTAATGCATTCGTTGAACGTGTAATCACCATTTCGGCACACTCGCAAAAGGTGATGGAAAATACGACGTACGATGTAAAAGACCAACAAGGTAATGAGATCAAAGACTGGGGAATTAATGTTCCCGTAGATTATGTAAGCTACCCCCATCTTGAAACAGAGCCCGAACCTTTAGAGTTGAACATAGATACAACGAATAACTTTCTTGTCGTCGCTCAGTGGTCGCCTAGAAAAAATCTGGAAAATACCATAAGATGGTTTGTAGAGAAGTTTGCTGAGGATCCTACGGCTGGTCTCGTTCTTAAGACTAACACCGCCAGTGATAGTATTCGCGACAGGGAGTTCACATCCCAGCGCCTTCAAGCACTGCTTGAAGCGTACCCGCAGAGGCAGTGTAAGATTCACTTAATTCACGGTGAACTCACCCCAGGCAATTTAGTCTGGCTGTATCAGCATCCTACAATGAAGGCTCTTATCAACATCGGTCATGGCGAAGGTTTCGGGTTGCCAATGTTTGAGGCGGTATGTAATGGCTTGCCGTTGATCACCATAACGTGGAGCGGACAGCTTGATTTCATCACCAAGCCAAACAAAAGCAAGAAAGCAGTGCCTAGGATTATTAAGGTAGACTATGACCTAGCTAAGGTCCAGGACCATGCTGTTTGGCCGGGAGTTATTGAGGCAGATTCTATGTGGGCTTATGCTCGCGAGGCATCGTTTAAACGCGCCCTCGGGGACGCACTGGAAAAAGAAACTCACTGGAGGAAGGAAGCTGCAGCACTGCAGAAGCATGTGCTGGGCAAGTTCACTAGTGAGAACATGTATGCCGACTTTGTAAGGCAGGTTTACGACCCATCGCCCGAGGAGATCGAATGGTTATCTCAAATGGAAGACATTCAGATTCTGTAGTGTCGGTGCTATTCCTCGCTGATTTCTTCAGCGACCAGATCAACGGTGGGGGCGAGAACAATGATGCTGTCCTCATCGCTGATCTGCGTCAGAGGGGAATTTCAGTTGAAAAGGTTCACTGCCAAGCGGTCACGGTTGATCAACTACATGCAGCTGATACGGTTATAGTTTCAAACTTTGTTACTCTTGCATCGACGCATAGGGAATATATTACCGACAATTGTGATTACATCATTTATGAGCATGACCACAAATATGTAACAACGCGTGATCCCTCGAAGTTCGTAAACTTTATGATTCCTCCACAACATATTATCAACAAGATGTTCTATCACCGTGCACGAAAAGTGATTGTACTCAGTGAAATTTGCAAAACTGTCATGGAAAATAATTTGGGTAATACCAACGTCCACTCGATTGGTAGCAGCTTGTGGTCGAAAGAGAAATTCACATTTTTGCGTGAGTGCCCAAAGAACAAGACAAAAGGCGTAGCTGTGATCGATTCTAGCAACCCGACCAAGGGTAGGGCTGCAGCGATAGCCACTTGCGAGAAAAAGAACATAGAATTTGATCTTGTCTCATCACCTGATCAATATGAATTTCTCAAGATATTAAGCGAGTATAAATCATTGTTATTTGTCCCTCAAGTGTTAGAGACCTTTTGCCGATTAATAGCAGAAGCAAAGATGTTGGAATGCCAGGTTTACACTAACGGAAAATTAATTGGCATGATGAGCGAGCCATTTGCACAACAATCCGGACTTGAATTAATCGAAACCCTGGAAGGTCAGGTCACTAGCGCCTTGGATTATTTTTATGAGTTGGTAAAAAAATGATTTTAGTGACAGGCGCCGCAGGATTTATAGGACAAAGCTTAGTCGACCATCTAGGCACCCGCGCCGTGATTTGCGCCGATCCCTCTGATTCAAATATGTTAACACCGGAAGAGGCTTTACGCCGTCTGGAGTTTACTGACGATATCACCGTGGTATATCATATGGGCGCCATATCTTCTACTACAGAAACAAATATGTTGGCGCTCACTGAAAATAATGTTGCTTATAGTCTCAAACTTCTGTATCTTTGCCTCGATAAAGACATTCCCTTTGTTTATGCCTCTTCCGCATCGGTGTATGGCGCTGCCACTGGAACTCAGCGAGAGGACCAACCACACGCCCCCATTAACGGATACGCTATAAGCAAGTCGACCTTTGACAACTTTACGCATCAGATAATCTCACTATATCCAGACGCCAAAGTGTATGGGCTTAGGTATTTTAACGTTTATGGTCATCACGAACATCATAAGGGCAATATGGCGAGCCCTGTGCACAAATTCACGATGCAGGCAAGAGATACAGGTAAGATCCAGATTTTTGAGGGTAGCGAAAACTATCTTCGTGATTTCATTAATATTGAAGACGTAGTAAAAATTACCATTGAAGCAAGCAACCTCGCGCAAGCTGGTGTTTATAACGTAGGAACAGGAGTCGCTCGATCGTTCCTAGATGTGGCTAAGATAATCGCTGCTGAGACGGGGGCGGAAATTGAGGAAATCCCCTTCCCAAACCATCTCAAAGGTAGATATCAGACCCACACCTGCAGCGATAACACAAAAATTGCGGACAATGGCTACACTCACCCGCGCCTCGATCTAGAGACTGGAATTAAAAACACCCTGGCTTTGATATGACAACAGTTTTTATTAATGGCTGTTTTGATATCTTGCATCGAGGTCACCTAGAATTGTTTAAATATGGTGCCTCCCTGGGTACTACTCTCGTCGTTGCAATCGATTCAGACGAAAAGGTCAGAGCAGCCAAAGGACCAGATCGTCCTGTTAACAGTGTAGAAGATCGAAAGTTTATGTTATCCTCATTACGATACATCGATCAGGTCGAAGTGTTTAACACACCAGAAGAGCTTGTCGCACTAGTAAAACAAACCGCCCCTGATATTATGATTGTAGGATCAGATTGGCAAGGTAAGCATATTGTTGGCGGAGAGCACGCCAAAAAGATTAAGTATTTTGAGAGAATAGATGGATATTCCACAACCAAAATCATTCAAAGTATTAGTGATAGGTGATGCCTGCACAGATCGGTATTATTATGGGGACTGCACACGGCTAAGTCCAGAGGCGCCTGTGCCCGTTTTGAAGCACTTATACACTGAAGAGCGCCTAGGCATGTGTTTGAACGTTGGAGCCAATCTAAAGGCTCTGGGCGCCTCTGTAGACGTTTTAAAGAATGACGAAATGATCTATAAGGATCGCTTTGTCGACGTCAAAACAAAACAGCATCTTTTAAGAGCGGATTTCGGTGAAAGCAAAGCAGTGATACCGATGGATACGTCCTGTCTTAATGTAAATTCATATGACGCTGTCGTGGTATCAGATTATGATAAAGGATTCGTTAGTCGAACAGCAGCCGTTGAAATATCAACAAAATGTAACGAAGCTAAAATTCCGCTGTTTGTGGATTCCAAGAAAAAGAAATTAACTTGCTATGAACACTGTTTCATCAAAATAAACGAAAAAGAAAGAAACGAACTGCATTCATATTCTAAAACGGCAGACCTAATTGTGACCTTGGGCGCAAAGGGGGTAGAGTGGGCAGGCACGGTGTACCCCACAACAGAATGCGAAGTGTTTGATGTGTCGGGTGCAGGCGATACTTTCCTTGCTGCGCTGGTGCATAAATATCTTGAAACCAAAGATACACCCACAGCGCTTAAATTTGCTAATGATTGTGCTAGAATAGTAGTACAAAAGTTTGGCACCTATTGCCTAAAGCCAGGAGATCTTACATAGATGAACTATGTATTTGATATAGATGGTACAATTTGTACCACCACAGAGGGGAACTATGAGACAGCTAAACCTCTCGCTGATCGTATTGCGATCGTTAATGCTCTTTATGATGAGGGGCACACAATTATTTTCCAAACGGCTCGTGGAATGGGGCGTAGCGATAACTCTGTTGCCTATGCAAACACTGCATTTTATGAGTTAACAAAACGGCAGTTGAACAACTGGGGAGTTAAGTATCACTCTCTATTTTTAGGAAAACCAGCAGGAGATATATACATCGATGACAAAGGAATTAAAGACAAAGACTTCTTTGCCCATGAAACACGTTGATAAAGGTTGGGGCTGGGAACGTTGGATTGTTAACTGTGAAGAATATTGCGGCAAACTCTTGTTTTTCAATTCTGGAAAGCGGTGTTCGTGGCACTACCATGTATTGAAGGACGAGGTATTCTATCTACAATCCGGTAAGATGATGATATACTTTTCCGAACAGGATGATATCACTAAGGCTGAGCAATTAGTTTTAAACGCCGGGGACAACTTCCATGTTTACCGCGGCTTACGTCATCAGATGGTGGCTCTGGAAGACTCGGAACTATTTGAGTTTTCGACACAACATTTTGACAGCGATAGCCATCGTGTCATAAAGGGTGATTAAATGACAACAGAAATGGACTGGTTCCTGGAGAACCTCAGGACAAAAACTCCTTTTGGCTACGCGCGGTTTAACGATGGCGAGATGATGGCAATCGACCAGATTGGATCTGTAGTTGCCCGTGGCGATCAGGTTGTAGACGAGTCTTTACACAATGCGCTCAACGAAGCCATTATTCACAAACAAGAGCGTTACTATATTGGTATCCCTTGTTCATTATGTTACCCACGCCTTGCAGCTCTTGCCCACGAAGTAGTGGGTGACTACGACTATCTAACAAGCGCCGTCGCAACAACAAACAGAAATTGGAAGCATTTTATTACGTCTTTCCCGGCTGCAATGGAAGGTCGCCGGCTCGTATGGGTGGGAGGTAATGACCAGAACCCCGATGCAATTCGTGATTTAGGAATTACTGTAGGGAAAACGGCACTTGTCCCGCGCAAAAACAGCTGGAAATTCTATGACAAGATTCGCCAGGCGCTTCCCGAACACTTCCAACCGGGAGATGTGGTGGGCATATCACTAGGACCAACTGCGAGGATCCTTGTTAGACAATGGTTTGAGGAGTTCCCGGATCTCACATTTATCGATATGGGTAGCAACCTTGATCCATTTACGCGCAACGTGCGTCACAATTGCCACAAGGGCTGGGACGAGACTGGATTTAACCTGACTAAGCGCTGCCCGGAGTGCAACTAACATGAGAATTTACCTTTCTACTTCGAACAAATACAATGTTCTCTGTCCTATCAATATTCATTTTTTGAATAAGTATTGGCCTGGGCAAGACATCACATTGGTCGGGTATGAAAAGGTACTCGAACTAAAAGATCTCCCGGATAATGTAACAGTCCATAGCCTCGGTAACCAAGACAACTTTGGAAAGACATGGACGAACGCCCTTATTCCATTCTTTCGCGATATCCCGGAAGAATATTTTGCTTTAATCCTGGACGATCAGGTGTTGGCGCACCCAGTAGATCAAAGTAAAATGGATCTTCTAGAAAAGTATTTCAAGTTTGGCAGAGCAGAAAAAGCTATGATTGGGGGAGGTGTGCAATTCTCGGACGGTAAAAGAATTGGAAATGACTTAGTTGAAATTCGCCAGGATGTCCCGTACAGAACGTCACTACACCCGGCTATTTGGAAGAAAAGTTATTTTCTCAAGTACCTAAAACCTAATTTTACTTCATGGGATTTTGAATTAAAAAATGAAGCCCGTAATGACCAAGCCAGAATTTTAAACTTTGATTATGATTACCCCAATGAGCCCCATCCCTATTGCAATGTGGAACTCTACAATAAGGGAGAGATCACAATCAACAGTGCAGGAGAGACGATTACCAATCAACCGTCGACCCCATTCTTCAAGAAAGAAGACTTAAAATATATGTGGGACGAAATCCACAAAGAAGGAATCAAGATATGAGAGCACTAGTATTAGGACACACAGGGTTTGTAGGATCAAACTTGATGACATACCTTATCGCACAGGGTGTCGATGTCATGGGGGTATCCCGAGAAAACTGCGATCTTCGCATTCAGGGACATTTTGAGGAATACCTTAGAGAAGCAGGAGAGGGGCTGGATGTTATTTTTAACTGCGCCGCAAATGTCGGAAGTGTTCATTACGTTACGGAATTTGCTGGCGACGTCATGTACGACAACACCCAAATGGTCTTAAACATTTATAACGCTGTTCGTGAAGTCACCCCCTCTACGGTGATTGTCAACCCTCTGTCTAACTGTTGTTATGCTAACGGAACCCAAGTACAAGATGAAACCAAGTGGCTAGAGGGCGAAGTACATCCTTCAGTGTTTTCGTTTGGTAATTTTAAGCGGGTCCTATATTATATATCTCGTTGCTACAGTATGCAATACGGCGTAAGAAGCGTAAACCTTATGTTCCCCGGTATTTACGGTCCTGGTGATAGCACAGACCCGAACAAAGTACACGCACTTAACGGAATGATTATCCGCATGTTGGGTGCCATTGAGGCAAATGACGAGCACTTTGAAATTTGGGGTACCGGGAAGCCAATCCGCGAGTGGGCATACATTGATGACGTTTGCAAAATTATGCATATGAGCGTCGATTTAGGTGAGATGATTGAGCCTGTTAACGTAGCTCAAGGTAAAGGATTTACTATTGCTGAAACCGGCGGGTGCATCGCCGCAGCCACTGGCTATACCGGAGAGCTTGTCTTTAATACAGAATATCAAGACGGTGCCCCAGTGAAAATTCTAGGAATGGGCAAGTTTGCCACAGTTTTCGAAGGCTATGAATTCTCGGATCATCAAGAAGGAATTAACCATACAGTTGAATATTATAAAGGAGTACTAAACTAATGGAACAAGATTACAAGATGGAAGAACCCGTCATTCGCTGCTGGAGTGTTTTCATTCCGGACCATGCTGGTGATGAAGTAACAAAGACTCTTAAGTCAACCTGGATTAACACAGGCAAGAAAGAAAAGGAATTCCGCTCCAAGATTTGTGAACGGTTCAACGCCCCCTATGCTGTCGCGTGTATGACGGGCACAGCTGCTCTTAAAATTGCTCTCAAGGCGCTAGGCATCGGTCCTGGAGATGAAGTCGTTAGCACGCCCTTTACCTTTATTGCCACCAACACAGCCATCCTTGAAGTAGGGGCAACCCCGGTATTTGCGGATATCCAATACGATACTCTGAATATTGATCCCAAGAGTGTCGCCGAAAAGATTACAGATAAGACAAAAGCTATTATGTGTGTGCACTACGCGGGCAACCCCGTCGATCTAGACGAACTCCGCGAAGTTGCCGCCGCCCACAATCTACCAATTATTGAAGATAGTGCCCACGCACAGGGCACTCGCTATAAGGGTAATCCCATTGGTTCAACTGGAGATGTGGCTACGTTTTCATTTCAGTGTGTTAAGATTGTTACCAGCGGCGACGGCGGCGTGGTTACCACAACGCGCCCAGAGGTCTATGCAAAGCTTAAAAAGCAGTCATGGTATGGCATCGACCGCGACACCAAGAAAACGAGCATCCTCGACCCGCTCCCAGCCCCACCGGATGGTCTAGGATTCAAGTCTAACATGAATGACATCACGGCCACGCTCGCATGCGTAGCTATTGACAGTTTAGACGAAGCATTAGCTATCCGGAAAGAAATGGGTGAGCGATATCGGAATGAGCTGTCCGGACTCAACAAGGTGACGTTAGTAGACTACAAGGATCACTGGACGCCGAATTATCAGATCTTCCCGATTCATGTAGAAAACCGAGATGAGTTTGCCCAGTACATGTGGGATCGTAATATTCAGGTCAATGTTAACAATCGACGTAATGACATTTATGAGATGTTTGGTGGTCTGTGTGATTTGCCTAATCTTAAGCGTTGTGATGAAGACGTTATCTTGATCCCCCTACATGCAGACCTTACATATGCGGATCTAACGCGCGTTATTGATGCGATTAAGGAATATGATGCTTTATGAGAGGGCTTATCGGTCATACTGGATTCGTAGGATCGAATATTCTAGAGCAGTCTAAGTTTGATAAGTGTTATAATTCCAAGAATATAGAGTCCATAGCAGGCGAAAACTTTGATGTTCTAGTCTGTGCGGGCGTAAGCAGCGTCAAATGGAGAGCGAACAAAGAACCTGAAGAAGATTTCAAGCAAATTGAGCGACTGATCAGCAGTATTAACAAGGCTACGTTCAAAACATTAGTACTCATTTCAACGATCGCAGTGTATGATAATCCTGCAGATAGTGCATATGGTCGGCATAGATTGTATCTAGAGACCTATTTAATGAACAAATATAAGAACGTTTATATTACTCGCTTGCCATCCTTATTCGGGAAAGGATTAAAAAAGAACGTAATCTATGATTTAATGAATGAGGATTATAGATTTGTTCCAAGTCCATGGAGTTATTTTCAATACTATTGCTTAGACAACATCTGGAAAGATATCCAAAAGCAGATTGATTTAGATATTAAGACATTAAATATTAACTCGGAAAGAGTGCCGTTTGGTAAGGTGTTGAATCTTTTTGGGCTAAACTTAGAACAATTTAGAAGAAATAAAGTAGTGCAAGAAAACATGTTGAGTGATCACGCTGAACACTGGGGACAGACGGGAGACTATCTGTATACTCAGGAAGAGACACTAGAAGAGATTAAGAAGTTTATAACACCACATGAATGAATACTACGCAAAATACTTAACGCTCCACAAGCACCCGACAAACCGGCTGCTGCATTTTGTTGGGCTTTGGGTCACAATTCTTTTTGTAGGCTGGGTAGTTGCTTCGAAGCTCTGGCTTCTTCTATTGCTAGCTCCATTTGTGGTATACCCGTTTGCTTGGTCGGGACACTACATTTTTGAAAAGAATAAACCAGCTGCATTTCATAATCCCATTAAAGCTAAGATTGCTGATTGGATGATGTTTAGAGATATCTTACTTGGAAGGTTAAGGATATGGTAAAGAAGAAAATATTAGTTACCGGCGGTGCCGGATATGTTGGAACAGCATTGCTTCCAAAACTACTTGAAGCCGGTCATGAAGTTACCGTCTTCGACAATCTGATGCAGGGAGGTAATCAATTACTCTCGTTCTTTAGAAATAAGAACTTTCATTTTATTAATGGGGATGTAACCATCAAGAAGGATCTAGAGGAGGCAGTAAAGGGGATGGATGTGATTGTCCACCTCGCAGCCATTGTGGGCTTCCCCGCCTGCAAGAATAATCCTGAATTAGCCACTGCTGTCAATGTTGACGGGACGCAGAACCTGATCGATGTAACAACCCCGGATCAGGTTATTTTGTATGGCTCCACGGGCAGCAACTACGGGAAAGTAACGGACATCTGCACAGAGGAGTCCCCGCTCAACCCCTTGAGCCTCTATGGTGAGACTAAGACTAAAGCTGAGCATATGCTGATGGCTCGCGGCAACACTGTTGCGTATCGTTTTGCTACTGCCTTCGGTGTGTCGCCTCGCCTTCGGCTAGACCTTCTTATCAATGACTTTACCAACAAGTGCCTCCGAGATGGGTATCTAGTGGTTTACGAAAAGCACTTCATGCGTACGTTCATACATGTTTCAGATATGGCCAATGCTTTCATGCTGGCAATCAATAATTTGGACAAGATGGTTAACAATGTTTATAACATTGGTGATGACTCAATGAACTATAGCAAAGAAGAGATTTGCAATATGGTGGCTGAAAAAACGGACGCCTTCATCCACTTTGAGGAGATTGGCTCTGACGCTGACAAGCGCAACTACGTAGTGAGTTACGACAAGGTCCGCGCCCTAGGGTTTCGCACGGAGGTCACAATCCAGGACGGCATCGACGAGATTATCAAGGCTCTGAACGTTGTAGACTTTACAAATCCCTATGTCAATATCAAGCGAGGTCTGTAATGTCAAAGCACAAATATAACTTCTCTCTCACTAACACTACTGCTAAAACCGATGAGCCACACCCCGAGAATCTGAAAAAAACATGGCAACATAATAGACCAGTCGAAGGCGCTACTGCAGCTGCTGTATTCGGTGAAGGCAACGGTGACACGGAGTATGTCAACATCTTTAATGCTCATTATCCTAACTTTGAAGGCAAGGTTCTTGAAATTGGCGCCGGCACCGGTTGGTTTGCTAAACAGATTCTTACGAGTTGCCCTAATGTAGAATATACCATTTTAGACATTGAAAGGAATATTGAAGACACAATTAAGAACACGCTCTCGGATTTCCCTGATGTTTGTTATATAACCTCTGCTAACTATAAAGATGCTTTGACGGAAACATACGACCTGTTTATAGAGACCCATTGTTTGTCGGAGACTCCTCAATATTACTATACAGACATTCTCGGTAAACTCCAGACCAAAAATTGTTTAGTGATTGATTATGGCGGCGATCCAAATGATCCGGGTTTTAACGACACTCTCGACACATGGTTCTCTCAATTTGCACACCAGGACAAATCGATTAACCGAGCCCTCCTAGGCGGCAACAATTATCCCATCCCAGTCTATATTGGTAAATCAGACAAGGCATAATGAATCCAAATATCTCCAATCCTTTTGCGCCCTATAAAGACTCTCATGCAGGGGCAACTGCAATCTTGTGCGGCTCTGGACCCACACTTTTAGAGTTTGATGCATCGCTGGTTCCTGAAGGAGTGTTGCGATTCGGTGTAAATGATCAGATTTTCCTTGACCTAGATCTAGATTATTGGTTTATGGGAGATTCCGTTCCGCAAGTCCCGGACAAGTTTTGGAATCGGTACAACGACTTTAACGACTACCTACCCAAGAGACAGAAGTTTGTGCGTTTCTGTAATTGGGTCGACGATAGGGAGATTATAATTCAACCCTACGGTCGTGTGCCGCGGAATGGACAGTTACCTCTTAACCTTAAAAACGCCAAGTACTATGTATCGGACAGTGGAGGAAACCCTGATCACTGCAAGTTCAAAAAGAATATAGCAGAGGGAAATTTGACTTCTGTTGCATCAATTACTTTTGAAGTGCTCCAATTCATGTTATACTGTGGCATAAAGAAGATCTTTTTAGTGGGACAAGATTGTGATTATTCTGGTGGAACCTTTGCCAAGATTATGATAGGCAAACAACAGAGGGCGGATTACTATATCCTCAGATACTGGAAGCATGTAAAAGAGTGGATTACAGAAAATCACCCTGATGTTGAGATTTATAGCATCAACCCCGTGGCTTTAGATATCTTCCCCGAAGCCAAGATAGAGGACATTAAATGTTAGACATTGAAGATTTTGAAAGAAAATATAACGCTATCGTGAATAGCGAGCAGTTTGCCCAACTGCAAGAAACATATAACAAAGCCAAGTACGTGTTTTTCTTTGGACATGGTGGTAATATGGGCGTGGCAGAACACGCCGCTATTGATCACTCTCGCCTCACAGACAAGAATGTATTCGCCCCAGGAGGCGGAGTCATTGTGACATCAATCCAGGGTGACACCAGCTTTAATGACTGGATCATGAACTGGCTAGATATTCGTACTCGCGGATTAGAAAAGAGCGAGTGCTTGGCTATTGGAATTTCGTGCTCCACCAACGGTATCTCCTCGGATTGCCTCTCTACTGCGCTGAACTGGGCTGCAGAAAACGGCATGCAAGCGTGTCTCTGGGCTGCGCAGCCGAAAGAAAAGGGCATCCACCCGCAAGTCAATCAGATTATCCAGCACACCAAATACTACCATACTTCGGAGATTATTTCTCTAACGATGACATATGAGTTGATTCATGGTGCCGGATTTATGTGCCCTGCAATCTCGACCAAAGCCCAGCAGCGTCGGTTTGAAAAGCTAGGGATTGAATCTGAGGTCGAAACCCACAATCAGCACGTTCCACCCGGCATGGAGACCCAACTCAACAATTTGGCCATTGACTTCGATGGAGTTATTCATAACTTTGATAAGGGCTGGCACGATGGCACCTGCTATGGTGATCCCCTGCCCGGAGCACTGGATGCCATCCGCACACTGGCTGAGGACTGGAACATTATCGTCTTCTCTGCAAAGGTTCGCCCTGATCGACCACTAGTTGGCGGGAAAACAGGATACGAGCTGGTGGATGAATGGCTACAGGACCACGGAGTTCGTGACTTAGTCGCTGAAATTACTCATGAAAAGCCACGCGCTCAACATTATATTGACGATAAGGCTATTGAGTTTACCAATAACTGGACTGAGATTCTGGAGCGCCTACAGTGAAAAGCATTACAGCTGTTGTACCTGTACGCAAGGGATCGGTAAGAGTAAAGAATAAGAATCTTAAACCTTTTGCTGGCAAAACACTTCTACAGATTAAGGTTGAGCAGTTAAAGCAAGTAAGCCTTATTGATAACATTGTCGTAAGTTCTGATTGTGATGACATGCTAGCCCTAGCAGCGGAGCTAGGAGTTAATACCCACCGTCGCGTTGATTACTTTGCTTCATCAGAGGCAACAAACTCAGAGTTCTTTGAAAATCTGGGGCAAGCCATTGAGGGTGACTATCTCATGTATAGTCCCGTGACTTGCCCTTTGATCTCATTGGAAACATATCATGATTGCATCTCAACCTTCCAACAGGATGAGGAGATGGAAAATCTAGTAACAGTTACCGCTGTGAAGCATCACCTGTGGTTGGACAACGAACCGTTAAACTATGATGTCACTAATTCCCCCAACAGTCAGGACCTTCCTGATATCTATGCCATCACTTATGGTGTTTGTATTATTTCCCGCGACGATATGATCGCTCGCCGCAATATCGTGACCCCAAACCCTACCTTTAAAGTACTCGATGAAATTGAGTCTGTTGACATCGACACCGAGTTTGATTTTATGGTGGCGGAGATGATCTACAAGAAAATAAATAACTTGACATTCTGAGGGTGAGGTGCTATATTCTTTAGAGGAAAAAGACTATGAAACACAATCCATACCAAGTTATTACTAATTTTGAGGAGATCGTAGCAGAATACTGCGGCTCTAAATATGCTGTTGCTGTTGATAACGCAACCAACGGTTTGTTCCTGTGCTTAAAGTACTTAGGAATTGAAGACCAAGACATTACCATCCCGGCTGTCACATTTATGTCGGTACCCTGCACCATCATTCAGACAGGAAACCGCGTCAGCTTTGATAAGAATCACCCGGCGATTATTGATGGTAAGAGACTCCGCGGACAGTATCAGCTGGCACCCTTCCCAGTTTGGGACAGTGCTCTCACATTTCATCGCGACATGTATATTCCAGGGCAGTTTATGAACCTTTCGTTTAGTGGTCCTCACAAGTTTTTAAAGTTGGGCAAAGGGGGAATGATTCTTACTGATGACAAAGAAGCGCACACATGGCTCAAGCGAGCTGCCTACTTTGGTCGCCGTCCTATGGACCATAAAGAAGAGAAATTTGATATGCTTGGGTGGAACTACTACATGCTCCCAGAGATAGCGGCACGAGGTGCTGTATTAATGTTGGGAATAAAAGATGATAATAAAGATCTTGAAATTGAATACCAAGACCTATCTAAATATAAAGTATACACGGAGGCAAACCGCAAATGAAGGTCGTTCTAATTCAACCATATTACGAAAACATCTGGGAACCCATTGGTTTGGGTTTCATCTCAGCTTATCTTAAGAAGCACTACGAAGGAGAGCTGGATCTTTGTTGCTATCAGGGCAACTTTGACACTGATGAGGAGATCATCGAGGGGTGCACTGGCGCCGATGTGGTCGGGTTCTCTTGTACCTCCCCGGCTTGGCCTCATGCATTGCGGTTGGCTGAAGAGATTAAGAAAGTTAGCCCGGACACTCGCACAGTGGTCGGGGGATTCCACCCGTCTGCGCTTCCAGAGGAAAGTGTAGCCCACGATTGTATTGATCAAGTAGTAGTCGGCGAGGGCGAAGAGGTTTTCCTTGATATTGTCAATGGCAACACAGATCCCATCGTTCAGGGGACAAAGCCTGCAATGCAGGATCTTCCTTGGCCAGATCGCTCAATTATTAAGAACTATCGCACCGTCGACCTTTGTGAGTCGATGAACGGTACTCGAACTGCCTCATTCCAGTGCAACCGGGTTTGCCCTGTGGCGTGCACCTTTTGCGCAGAACGCATTATTACTGGTAAGCATAATCGCCGCGATAATCCAATTCGTTCTCGGGACGTTAGTGAGTTGTGCGACGAGATTGAGCATGTTATTGAAGAGCTGGATCTCACATATTTTAAGTTTGTAGATGCTACTTTTGATATCTCAGCAGACTTTGTTATTAGATTTTGCAAGGAGAAGATTAAGCGTGGTATTACCACAGAGTGGGAATGCCTGGTGCATGCTAGTTTTGCAACTGAAGAAATGTTTGAATGGCTCAAGAAAGCTCAGTGTAACCGAGTTGCCATTGGCTGCGAAAGCGGCTCCGACCGCATTTTGAAGCGCGTCGGTAAGGGACTAAAAGTTGATACAATCCGTAAAGTCTTTGCATGGGGACGAAAGCATGATGTCGAGCGCCGAGGTTTCTTCCTGCTGGGAATGCCTGAGGAAACCCGCGAGGACTGGTTGCTCACAGAACAGTTGATTGATGAAATCGAACCCGATGTGGTTGGCTTCACAATTCTCTGCCCATATCCAGGTACCCATTACTATGATCCGCAGCTGCATAAAAATGTAGACTGGGAGAAGGCTGACGAGTATTCTAATGATTTCTGGGCTACACCGCACTTTACTAACATTGAACTCAAAGCCAAGCAGGCATACTTTAAGACTAAGTATGACCTCTTACTCAATGAACGTCAGTTCGGCGAAGGATCCACATCGGCTGGTGCAACAGATATGCGTGAGCTAGAAAAAGAGTCGTTCTCGACACCAATTGGCACCAACGTCAATAACGCACCAGACATTGCTGGTGTTGTCCAGCTTGATACTAGTAAAAGAACGGAAGCCTAATGACCCATGTGGTGGGGGATGCTTGCGTAAAATGTAGATATACTGACTGCGCAGAGGTATGCCCGGTCACTTGTTTTCATGGCGCCCCGAATATGTTGGTTATCGACCCCGAAGTTTGCATAGACTGTGGGCTTTGCCTCCCGGAGTGTCCTGTGGACGCCATCTATCTGGATGATGACGTACCAGAAGATCAAATAGAATACATTCAGATCAATGCTAAGTTATCGCAGCAGTACGACATTATAGAATACGCAGAAGATCCGCATCCTGAGGCGGACAAATACAAGGACGTTAAAAACAAGAAAGACTTAATTTAGATGAATATTTTAGTAACAGGCGGATGTGGGTTTATTGGCTCCAATCTCATTAAATTTATATTAGAAAGCAATTTTCCCGAAGTGGACCGGGTAGTGAATCTTGATGCAGTGACGTATGCTGGCGATATCAGCAATACTGCTGCCTTCGCCGATCATGAAAACTATTTCTTTGAGAAGGTAGATATCCGTGACACTGCGCGCCTATGGAGTGTGTTTAGTAGACATGATATTACTCATGTAATTCACCTCGCAGCTGAGTCTCACGTCGATAATGCGATTGCGTCTCCGGGCGCGTTCATGACAAGCAACATCATTGGTACTCACAATCTACTCAAAATCTCCCGTGAGCTGGAAATTAAGAGGTTTCACCATGTCTCTACCGATGAGGTTTATGGCGAGCTGGGGGAAACTGGAACGTTTGATGAGGAGACACCGTATGATCCTCGTAACCCCTACTCAGCGTCCAAAGCAGCATCAGACTTTATTGTACGCTCTTACTTCCACACATATGACTTCCCAGTGACTCTATCTAATTGTTCGAATAACTATGGGCCGCACCAACACGACGAAAAATTAATCCCCACAGTGATTCGTTCAATATCCCGCGGCAACAAGATCCCCGTTTATGGCAAAGGTCTGAATGTTCGCGATTGGATTTATGTAGGAGATCACTGCGAGGGGATCTGGAAAGTCTTTACCGAAGGGGCATTGGGTGAAACCTATTGTATTGGGGCTAACTGTGAGCGTCGTAACATCGACTTAATTCATATATTGTGTAAGGAGATGGGGGTATCCCCTGAGGAGTCGATCGAGTATGTTAAGGACCGTGCAGGACATGACTTTAGATATGCCATTGACAACAAAAAAATTGTAGAGAAGTTAGGCTGGAAGCCTAAGACTTCTTTTGAGGAAGGGCTGAAGCAAACAGTAGCATGGTACAATGAGAAATATTAAAGGTATTATTTTAGCTGGTGGCAAGGGAACACGTTTATATCCCTTAACCAAGGTTACAAACAAGCATCTGCTTCCTATCGCTGGAGAGCCGATGATTTATTATCCACTGCGCAAGTTAATTGAGGCAGGGATCGATGACATTATGATCGTGACGGGGGTGGAGCATAGTACGGGTGTGACCGCTCTACTGGGTTCTGGACATGAACACGAGTGTTCACTCACCTACCGAGTCCAAGACCAGCCAGACGGCATCGCAGGGGCTCTCAGACTGTGTAGGAACTTTGTGGGAGATGATGCATGCGTAGTCCTTCTGGGCGACAACATCTTTAAAGATAATCTAAAAGAGCACGTTACAGATTTTATTCATGGTGAAGAGGATTGCAAACTGTTCTTCAAAAGAGTGACGGATCCCCGCCGTTATGGTGTTGGGACCTTCAAAAAGGACCGTCTCGTGGGACTAGAAGAAAAGCCCGAGGTGCCTAAGTCAAATTTGGCATGCGTAGGAATTTATTTCTACAGCAGCAATGTCTTCGACGCAATTGATAAAGTTGAGATGTCGGACCGAGGCGAGTTTGAAATTACCAGTGTTAATAATCTTTTTATCGAAAACAAATCCTGCGGACATGCTATTCTAGAAGATGTCTGGTCTGATGCTGGTACCATGGACTCATACCACAATACTAACTGGCTGATGTATCAAGAGAAATAAAATGAAACTGCTGTTAACTACACGCGCTGATGGAAATAGTATTGAATGGGCCAAGCTGGTTCATCCGATGTTTCAACAATACGCGCACAGAATAGGTGCAGACTTTCTAGTCCTAGATGAAGCAACAGACGCCCATGATGCCACAGGAGGCATTGGTAACGGAGTGTACCAGTATCGCATTATGAAGCATTACGATCTTCACGAGCATTACGATAGAATTATAGCGCTGGACACAGATATGATTCTGACTCCGTCACTTCCCAGTTTATTTGACGTAGTGCCCTACGATTGTGTTGGGTCGATCTATGAGGACGTAGGTTCCCGCGCTCCCCAGCGAGTTGGTTGTATGCGCAATGCACAACGACAATTCGGGGACATTGGGTGGACCTCCGGGTACATTAACACAGGAGTTTTTGTTACATCAAAATGCCACAGGGATATTTATAGAAAAATAAACGATCAGTACTTTGTGGCATGGGGCACTGATGATATCCATATTGGATATTTGATCAACAAGTATGGATATAAAGTACATGAGCTGTCATATCATTTTAATCATATGACAATGTTTTCTGAGCCGTGGAATGGTTCACCGGACCGGTTTGATTCGCACATTATACATTATGCAGGCGGGGGAGTATTCGAACCTGGAGTCGCAAGCAATAAGCTGCACCAAGCTCAACTAGATTATGAGAGGTTATACGGATGAGTAAATTAATAGTAGGACCCTGGGTGGGGGAGTTCGGATGGGAACTCTATGCATGGCAAGGATATATTCGTGCTCTATCAAGAAACTTTGAACATACCACAGTGATCTCTCGCCCGGGCTCAGAGGCTCTGTATAGTGATTTCTGCGATATGTTTGTCCCATGGAATCCCACAGGGGGCTTGACGGATTCTTTCTTTATGCATGATGTTGACGTCAAAAAAGAGTGGATGCACGCAGTTAAATCTGCTAAGATCCCCCTGTCTAAGGAGACCACCGTTTTCACCCCCCGTCGTCTAGGATTCCCACCCCACACTCACTACGAGCAATTTTTGATGATCGGCAATTATATGATTGCCCCAGAGTATATTACATATGGCAAGAAAGCAGAACGCACCTATGACTACATTTTTCATGCGCGCAGTCGTCCGCTTCGCCCTCAAGATAATTGGTCAATCGAAAACTGGAACGAACTAAAAAATTTATTGGGAGATAAGCGGATCGCATGCATTGGCACGACAGCCGAGTCAGCCTTAATCGAGGGGGCTGATGACCTGCGTGATTTGCCATTAGGCGAGCTTTTTGACTTATTACATAACGCCGAATGTGCTTTCGGACCGTCTTCTGGACCAATGCATCTAGCTAGCCTCTGTGGTCTGCCGCATATAGTTTGGTCAATTCCGGATAACAAGATTCGATACGAGACGAACTGGAATCCCCTCCAGACACCAGTACTCTTTGATAGCACTGCAGACTGGCATCCAACTGCAGCTTACATACATGATGTCTTTACAAAGTGGAATCATGAATAAGATTCTGGTCACGGGTGGCGCAGGCTTTGTAGGCTCCTGTCTAATTCGTGAACTGATCAAAGATCCAACTAACCTCATTACGTCCCTAGACAATTACTTTACCGGCACAGAGGATAATCACGTTGACGGTGTGTGTTATGTGCGGGGCGACTGTCGTAATATTGACGAACTCATTACTTTCACTCCAGATGTCATATATCATTTTGGAGAATACTCCCGGGTCGCCACCAGCTTTGAGGACTATGATACAGTATGGGAATCAATCATTGCTGGCACACATGCAGTTCTGAATTTTTGTCGGTCTAGAGGCTCCAGGCTAGTTTATTCAGGGTCAAGCACTAAGTTTGGCGACGGGGGTAAGAACAAGAATGCGTCTCCGTACGCCTTTCATAAATCACAGAACACTGACACTATTGTCAATTACGCCGAGTGGTTTGGCATTGATTATGCAATATGTTATTTTTACAATGTTTATGGTCCTGGTCAAATCTGTACAGGAAAGTATGCAACGGTAATTGGTATTTTTGAAACACAAGTAAATAATAACCAACCCGTGAGTGTGGTATTACCTGGTACACAGAAGAGAAGTTTTACCCATATTAACGATATAGTGAGCGGACTGCTGCTACTTAAGGACGCTGGCACTGGAGATGGATATTGCATTGGCAATCCGCATGAATATGAAATTAATCAAGTAGCTAAAATGTTTAGCAACAATGTAGTATACTTAGAGGAGCGACCCGGAGAGCGTCATGAGTCTGAGATCAATTTGACTAAAATGAAAGCTCTTGGGTGGGAACCTAAATATAATCTAAAAGACTATATTCATTCAAGGAGAAAAAATGATGAAACTTAGCAATCAAGCAATTGGTGCCCTTATGATGGCACTGCAGAAGTCTCTTATGGAGCAGAGCGATATTGTCCCAACACTGCAGGAGATGGAGTTTGTTGCCAACGCTACGGGCGAACTGGGAGTAACTAATCCCCCTGTGGTTTCCCTAGATGGTGTAGAGGTTAACGAGACGCCAACAACAGAGAGCAGTGTTCTCATCCCAGAGGAATAAGAATGCCTCGCTACCGTTATCGTTGCGAGAAGTGCAGCAAGGAATACACAATCCAGCACCTTGTTGCCGAAACGATAACAGATTGTGAGGAGTGTGGTGCCACCAATACAATGAAGAAATTGCTGAGTCGCTTCACTACCTCGCCCAAAACAACCGCCTCACCCAAAAAGGTAGGACAAGTCACCGAAGAGTTTATCTCTGACGCTCGCGAAGACTTAAAAAAGCAAAAAAGAGAGCTTAAGGAGAATACCTAATGGAACTTTATCTCGCATTAGCTGTCTCTATTATAGTTAATAGCTTGCTATTATGGTATATCGTCCGTCTTCTGCGCAAATTTGTTTTTATTTCTGAAAACTTAGCAGACCTATTCCTGACTAACAAAGCATTCCAAGTGTTCTTAAAGTCGATGTATAGCATGCAGAATTACCACGGTGAGCCCATGATTCAGGAGCTTATGCTTCGCGTGGGAGACGTTGTTGAGGAAATGGAGAATTTTAGAGAAATTTTTCAATATAGCTTGGATATGGAATTAGAGGAAGAATTAGATGCCGCCGCGGAAGAAACGAACTAGAAACAAGAACCACTACTTTACCAGTGTTCACGAAGAGGCAATTATCAAGTATGCCAACTCGGAGGACCGAGAGCTTCGCTCTAAACTCTACGAGGAGTATATTCAGCCAGCTTTCGATCAGATGGTAGATAAGATTATTTACACCTACCGGTTTACTACTTTACCTAACATTGATTACTTGAAGGCTGACTGTAAAGTGTGGCTCACAACCATTCTCAACAAGTACGATCCAAGTAAAGGATCGAAAGCATTTTCATATTTTTCGGTCGTCACCAAGAACTGGTTCATACACAAGGTCAAAAGGACTCAGAAACGAAACAAGACCGAAGTATTCATGGAAGATATTATCAGTCAACTTGACGAGGACCTGATATCTCAGGAGAAGACTTATTTTCAAACTCGCTCAGAGCTAGAGTTCTGGACCTCACTTAATGGAGAAATAGATACTTGGGATTCCTTCATGCTTAAAGAAAATGAAAAAAAGGTTCTCATGGCAGTGCGCATCCTCCTGGAATCAGCTGATCAGATAGAAATTTTCAATAAAAAAGCTATTTACTTATATCTTAGGGAGATTACGGGCCTGAATACGAAACAAGTCGTCAATAATCTTAACAAACTAAGAAAAAGATATAGGACGTTTAAGAGCAAATGGCAAAACGGCGAGATCTAAGTCTAGATGAATACCTAGAAGAAACCACTAAAAACATTAGAGAAGACCGTGCAATGGCCAAGACGCTCTTGATGGATGTCATGGCAGACATGGCAGCGTCTGCGACAGACCGCCGCGAGATGGGACCCATCGCAGCCAAGTTTGTTGAGAATCTCCAACGCTCAAACGAGCAGATGGTCAAACTCGCCTCCATTCTTCAAAGACAGAAAACGAACGCTGTTGGTCTTACAGCCGATGACAAAGAAGAGTTGTTTGATCTCTTGAATGAGGGGAAAGACTCATGACTTTTTCTCTCAAAGAACTTAGGTTTGGTGAGCTAAATAATGTCAAAGATAACGATGAAAACCCCTCAGGGGATCGAAGGCGCACTAGCACATCCAACGCTCTACGCATGGCAGCGGAAAAAGCTTTCGAGATCAACACGCTCTCCAGCATATCTGCATTAGTGGGTATTGTGGTGGGATCCCGCCGGATCAGCAGACCCATATCTGCATATAAGTCTACAATTGTGGGACTACAGCAGGAAGCCAACTCGGACGACGGAGAAGCGTCGACTGAGGACGAAGTAGCAAAATACCTATATAAAGTATATATTCCAGAAATCGAGCCCCTACCAGCCCCAGTAGCCTTAGATGATCCCGTGGCGGGATTATACGCTGACGTAGCTTTAGCTGAGGGGATCCTAGGCGCCGACACTAACCCAGCGGAATTAAATGGTGCAATGGTGGAAGTGACATACGAGGATATGGCTAATCTTAATGGACCCCAAATTACTCGAATCGTCAAGCAAGGCGCGATTTCCATCCCTGCGACGATGGAAGAAGCAAGAAGCTTCAACCAGGGGATCCCGCTCGGTAGCGGCGCAGGACAGCAAGGTTTTTCCACACCCGCGCGGTCGATAAGAGCTTTTACCTGGCAGGAAAGGGAGGTTTTGTATGCAGCTCTTAAACCATTATTCGATTATATCTCTAGTGGCGAAGGTAACATTAACTCACTAAACAGGGGTATAGCCGGTGACACGCCGTCTAAATATTCGTCGACTGTGTTTACAGATGGAAAACCACTATCTCAAAGAACGATTGGGGAGGTTCAAAAATTATATAAAGGAGGATCGATGGCCAACAAGGTGTCTCTCTATAAAAAAGATAATACGAACCCCAGCGTATGGAAAAAATATCAAAACAATGACTACACTCCGGGAACTATGAGAAGTGCCAACAAGTCAGGCATCCTCGCAGCAGGAAAGTTCCAGTTCATCCCGGACACAATGAAATCCTGCATACGAGCCGTGGGGTTATCTCAAACTCAGCTTGATACTTTGATTTTTAATAATGACAATCAAAATACGATGGGTACCTATCTTATTTTGGATAAGGCAGGTCGATCGCGTCTTGGCGGATATTTGCTGGGACTTCATGATAATGTTGCTGATGCGGGACAAGAATTGGCAATGGAATTTGCCTCTGTCCCAAATCAATTTGACGCAAAGAACCCCAGCAAGAAGAAAAACTGGATTTGCCCCCGTGGATATAATCATTATTGTAGCAACCCAAAGCCCGGCGGCAAAGAGGGCGCCAACGCCAAGTTTAAACCCACCACTAAAAAACCAGATGGAGTAGCACAAAAACTACGAGAAGCCCGGGAGGCTGTAAGAAAAAACCCCCAAGCAGTGGCAATTGCGCGCACCATAGATACATCGGCATTTGCCTAGGAATCCCACAGAATGTCACGATATACCACTAAAGCCATCAACCTTGATCTAATGACGGCGGCTCAGCGAAAAGTCTATGACTCGCTTTCGCCCAATGGAAAAGCAGAGTATCTAGGATACGGGGATCAAGCAACGCGTGTTGATTTTGATACCCCCAATTATATTACCAACGCCAATGAGAAAGTCTATAGCAAGGGGAATGCATTCCTCGTTCTGGGACTTGATCGCCCCGGAACGACCCTTACACAGAAACGAGAAACACATTGCGCTGCCATTGATTTAGTGTCGGGAAGAAAAGGATTCCGCGGTCGAGCGCGCAATAATGCTGGGAAACTGCTAGACGTGGATCCAGACATGGTGCTAGATGCCGCAAGAGTATACATATCTCAGAAAGCAAATCCCGATGGGTTCCTTCGATTGGCGGCTGGCTCGGTAGGAAATACCAGCGAGGAAGAGCCAAGAAGCACGGTTGCTGTCAAAGCTGATACAATTCGGATCGTGGGAAGAGAAAATATTAAGCTAGTGACCCGTACTGATTCTTACAACTCCCAAGGTGGTGAACTTACAAATATTTCAACCAAACCATTTGGCATTGATTTAATTGGTTGTAACGATGACAGAGATATTCAGCCCATGGTTAAGGGTGACAACCTTCGTGCATGTCTCACAGAGATTGTGAGCAGTATCAATGAATTGCGTGGCTTGTTTAACAACTATGTAGATGAGCAGCGCAAAGTTACTGTAGCTCTTATGAACCACACCCATCACTCTCCTTTCTATGGGGTCCTTACAAGTCCAGCTTTTACCAACTTAGCGCCGGCAGCAGCCACAGCGTTAATCAATAATGTTATAGACGTAACCGCCCAACTCCCATTGCATGCAACTAAGTGTGCGATGATAGAAACTAGCTACCTGGGAGCCACCGAGGTGGCAGACTCAGTAGACGAAAACGGAAAAAGTTTATATATTTTAAGTAAATATAATAACACGAACTAAGATCATGGCCAACCTCTTTCCTAAACGATACGTCAACCGCGCATTTCAAATACCATTTCATGACGCAAACTCGAATGAGTTTAAGTTAAAGCTGAAATTCTCGCAGGGAGAAGACTTTAACAATAAGATAGATAGGGCACTACGGTACTACCTCGACCACTTCTTCCCAGAGTTTTACCCTTACCGCGTCAACCCAGAGTACTACAACCAGCCCCGCAACATGAACGCATCCCCTCCCCCGGATATAGCTACTATCAACACGATTATGGAAGAGGTAAGGGATACTATCGATGTGACTGCCCGGTTTCCAACGTCCCCTCCCACCCAGAGGCAAGTAAATGTCTTTAGCACCTCTTACGACTTCATTGGCACCCGAACCCAGTTGGAAGAGGATGGGACAATGCCATCCTATGAAGACGCCTTGGATTATTTTAGGCAAGAGAAAAACCTGAGCACCCCCACCTCCGAGACCACCCTAGTCATTGCAGCCCTAGGCACGACCAACAACGCCTTTAATGACGGCATGGCAGCGTATAATAGGCAACTCCAGGGATTCGAGGGACAACTTAACATTAACCTAGACCTTAATTTTGTTCAGACAGATGTACAGAAGCTTCTTAACGCTTTGGTGACTGATCTGGTTTATACTCTTCGGCGTACCGGAACTTCAACTGCTTTTACCGATGCCGACACGTTGACAATTCAGTTTGGCTTATTGGACGATCGCAAAGCTGCGGTTGTGGGCATTGAACATCTTTTGGTGGAGCAATCGATCGCTAGTGAGCCGGCTAAAGTGGGAGTGTTCACAAACCTTCTCTACAACCGAATATTCCGAGACCCGCTAAGCATCGCAGCATTAAAAAACTACCAGAACATTGTCGAATCAGTTCAGGGAGGACCGCTGGAGGCTAGTGCACTTCAACAGATGTTCGCCACTAGTGGCAGCATGGGGGGCACTTTTCTGGATTTTTTGGAGTCGCCCGACACATTAGCAACTCTTCAAGACCCTCCAACCATAGTGGATATGGATGAGTTTGACCCTACATTTAACTTAGGGAAGACACCTGTAACAGGCAGCGGTAATGATTTTCAAAACGCATTCATTCAGGTAGCATATGAGGAAGGTCTCTTAAGTCCTGCAAACCTCAATGCCCTCCAGAATGGATTCCAGGAGTTCTTCAGCTCCGATGAGATGAAGAAGATTAAGGCACAGATCTCGCAAAACCCTAAACTGTACCGACGCGTTTTTGATAAGACTAAAGTGAAAACACTCACCAAAGCACGTAAAACTGTATCGGTTATCAACAATATTCTTCTTACAGGACCCATGGGTTTCCTTGATAAGAAGAACCCTGTAATAGGACGCCTCTTTCGAAGTCTTGGCTTAGATCAACTTATGAAAGAGGTAATGCTCTGTGCTACCTTCGGGCTGAACTATGAAGCTTCGCGTATTGGAACGGCAGTGGGAAATGCCCTCCAGCAAGCACAGTCACAAACTGGCGGCACCTCTGGTTTCTACAAGAAGCCCGAATTACCTCCCCCCGGCGGAGCCGTTGAAATTCCAGCTATTGATTGGAGCCTCTTCAAACCCAAACTTAAAGATGGCGACATTTCTAAACTTATCAAAAATGTTCTAGTCGATGCTGTGCAAGAACTTGCCTTAAGTGTGATTCAAACTTTGTCGGAAATTTTAAAAGAAAAGTGTGAATTCAATAATCCTAATACTCACGATTATGGTGCTATTGATATAGCAGATTTATTGCCACCGCCTAATACAACCTTCGTGGGAGGCGGCTCTCAACTCGACCAATTAGCAGCCACCTACAATCTGAACACCGAGCAGTTAAGGAAGTATCTTCGTGACGTTTCTACTATTATTAGCTCCGTAGGCGTTTGCACCCTTTTTACAGCGAGAGATACCGCTTCACCCGAATTAATCTCGGCAATTATAGAATACAACCAAGCATACCCAAACGAATTTGTCCAAGACAAACTAACAACACCCAGTTCATTGATGGGATTTTTTGCTCGCCTCTCTGAGATTGTGGATGTTACGGATATTTGTGACGAAATTGCCAACACTGTTTATGCACTTAACGAAGATAATATTTGTTTGCTTTTTGATGATGCGGATCTCTTCGATAATCTTCTTGACCGGGTGCAGATGCCCGAAGTAAACTTTGATTGCCCAGATCAAGAAAACTTCATTAATGACCCTACCATTACAGTTGCTATTCCCGAGACCTTTAATGCGTTAGCAGAAACAGTTGAAGTTAGCTTTATTAACGCAGCCAGCTCTCTAAAGGAGGTGCTCCTGGAGCCCGTCATCATTCGGGGCACCGATTCTAACGTCCTGTCCAGTGCCAATTCAACAAAGGATTTAGGTCGCGACGTAAAATCCACAGGCAGTCTGGAAAGCATTGACCCTGCGATCCTCAACAATATTATTAGCGTCTTTGACAAGATTGGTGAAGGCGCCGGTGACTTGCAGGACGCTTTCCAAAACTGCGACGTTAATATCTCTCAAGTATTAGGTTTTGACCCCGCAGTGGCTACCGAAGCTGCAGCAGTCGCCTTTGAGACCTTGGGTACTGCGGTGAATTCCTCCGAGTTCAAAAACGCTATCGAGGGCATAAATACAAAACTTGAAGGTATTTCGCAACTGACCGAAACCGGACAAGCCGCGTCAGCCCCGGCGGTAACCACATACAAGTTTAACCAACAATTTACGCGAGCCTTCCTGGGGTACACAAATCCAGCCAACGCCACATGGACTAACGCTCCTACAGAATATCCCTATGAGTCTCCCATTTATTTTGACGCTCGACGAATAGCACCAGATGTCACGTATCGGTCTGCTCAGGCAGCCCAGGAAGCTGCCAATGACTATACCCCAATAGAACTTAAGTTTAGGTTCCCCACGGACCTACCCGGCGTCACGACCCGAACCAGACAGGGAATATCGGAGTACATTACCGTCACCTACCCGGAATTTGGCGCCGAGAATAACATTGACTTTGGTTACGCGTCTGACTCAGGGCTTATAATTGATGAAAGACTCATCTCGTCGTTTGCAGCGGTAGACGATCCTTACGTTGTAAACTTTGAAGATGAGTCGCCCCCTCATGCCACTAATGTTTATGTAGATAGATTTGTGCAAGCGTATTTTGACTCTCCTCTTATTCAAGAACAATATCTCCAAGGAGATGCAGATGAACAACGCTCCTATCGGAATGAGGTAGAGTCACACGAATTTCCCAAAGCCAATGCTGCAATCGTAGAACAAATGATTCAATATATTGTAGATAATGGGGTCTTTGACGCCGCCACGCTCCAGTCATTGAATCTTTTTCACCTCAACACCAACTGTCAGCCTGAAGATATCGCCGATTTCTTAGATGTGCGCGGGATCCTTGAGCAAATGACAAAAGAATATGCTGAGGCAGCTTGCGGTGACTCTGCTTTGGGCGTCCCGATGCGGACAAAAATTAGTGATGTGATCAAATATGGTTTCTATCTGCTTCTCATACAAATTCATATAGCTGAGTTTATCATTAAGAATATTTTTGTTTTCTCAGCGTTTACAATGGATATGCTCCTACAAGATCGCAACAACTACCTATACCGTTTTTTCCGAAGCCAAGTATTGTCCTCGGTTCTAACTTTTCTTGACTCCACCAGCGTGGAAGTCGCAGACGAATCTATATACCGATTACAACTCGCTGAGTACTTTAATCGCAAAGTGCGCCGCCCGAATGTTACGCAGAACGGAGGTATCCGGTTTACCCAGACACCCAACGATGTTGCATTTATTCCAGAGACTAGCTTCTCGGCTACTGATGACAGTCCGCTCATTGGTTTTGACGAGATCATGGACTATCTGATCGTAGAGAGGCTGCATTATGCTCGCACACCGATAAATAATGCAATCCGTAAAGCACTCCCGGACACTACACCAGTTGACCTTAACCAGATTTTGTTGCAGGCTATGCCACTACTCGTAGCCCCAGATGAAGCCACCCCTCCAGGACCAGCCCGAATCCGTGAGGCTGCACGTATCGCTTTCTACAGTGACCCCACCATCTTTATGGTTAGTCGTCGCATGCAGACAGGCAATACGTCCATCGGCTCGCGAGTTGATCAGCGAGTTTATTCAATGTGGTTTTACGATGGGCAGACCGCCAAAGTGACTAACGCTTCAGGGGAGGTCGTCGAAACCGGGAATCTTTTCCAGGACGAGTTTGGCTCGACGGGTGATGTGGTGATGCTTTTGGATAATCTCTATATAGAAGATAAAATTCTGCCTCCTCTCGGCGCTGAGAACGCTGTCACCGAGGAAGCTCTTGATTGTGTAGATTCGTCGATGCAAGCGCTTATCGAAAGTCTCGGTGGTCATGTGCCCGAACACCGGCGCTGCCCCGGAGCACCAAATCCGCGCCAAGCGCCCCCAGGCGCCTTTGTGACCACTCTCCAGAGACTCAACGCCAACCGACCGCCCGAAACTTTTGAGATACAGGAGCTTAACGTGCTTCAAAATGGCGTTGATGAATTTGCCAACTTGTTCATCAATGCACAGATCAATCGATCTCCAGCGACGGGAAATACAGTAATTTACTACGTTGCCCGCGACCTTGACGTTGACGAGTATGAGGCTATGGAGGATGGACAAAACGCCCTTCGCCTGTATCAGGTAAACCCCACTCATCCGTTCTTTAACTTGGTGGTCTATAACGCAGAGCCAATGGTTTTGGTTCAAACTACTATTGGTAATAATACTATAGAGCAAGTAGGATGGATGTTAAGCGCTGTGGTCGATGGAGACGTTAGCTTCCTCACGGAATTGGGACCACAAGAGGAGGAATCAGCCTTTGAGGCTCCCGCCACCACACGTGCACAGCAGCCCACCACACGTGCACAGCAGCGCTCCAAAAATAGTCAAACAACTGGCGTAGGCTCTTCCGCTGGTAGTTTTGGGGATATAGAGGACTAATTTATGTCAAATAATTCACCTTATAATTCTTATCTACGACGACGCCAAATTTATCGGGCTATGGGGCTTAACCCTACGCAAACGGACATCGAACTAATTCTCAAGCCACGCGATTCGCAGGACTTACGAAACCCCCCCGAAGAAATTCTGGATAAAGAAATGGCGACTCTAAATTATCTCAAAGACAATAGCGGTTTTACCCGTGATATCAATGAGTGGGCGGAGCGCTACGGAGGCGCAACCGTTAACGACGTCATAGTAAACGGAGTTGTCGCCCCTCTTGCTACCGGCGCAAATATAGGGGACAAGAATGGAGCGCAGCGATCCCTTTGGTGGCCAGTAATGTCCGGAATTCAAGTACTTTTAAATGATATGCATAATTCCATCGCTCGGACAGCCGTCAATCCACCGGCTGACTATGATATTATTGCCATGACATATGAGGGTACAGATGAAGAGACCGGTGCGGTTGTTGCTGTAACGGCGCAGGTGTCTAGACCCCCGCTATATACAGAAGTCCAAGACATCCTAAATCGATTCCGCAGCGTCGTGTTCGCCCCAAACTCTCAAAGCTCCACCATCCGGAGCCGCTATTTCGATGCAGCTTATGCCTCTACGCCCACGAAGTCTCGCGTCGTCCGCGTTAACAATATTTATAGTGAAAACGAAACTACTTTTAAAAATCTAGAGAGAAAAGCAATATCACGACCTGAACCAGACCTTTTCACATTTAATAATACAGTCGGCAATTATGGCAAACAGTCAAAATTTGTTGCTACTCGCCTAATCACAAGACTCTGTGCATTGCACAATGGGCTTTTTGGCACAAATATAGTGCCGTTCAGTCCGAACATTAAGACGGTGTATGTTGGTCTTACCATGGCTCAAAAAATGCTGGCTAATTGTCAAGCTGGATTACAAATTCTTTTAGATGACATCCAGAACTGGCAAGATGTAGTGTCTCCACAAATGGCAGAGGACCAAGAGGACGTCCGTGACGAGGTGCAAGCCTCAAATTTGGAGGAGACCGGGTTTATTCTAGGTTCTATGGGGCAGGGAGAAATTGATATTATTGCTAATAACTCGGCGTATAATGAACTCTTTTCCACTACCTTCAACCGTGGTGTCCTTACTTCAGTGCCGATTATTCATAATCTGTACTTAACAACTAAGTATTTTCCCGAGGCGGATGCAGTATTCGTAGGACCCAAGCAAAAGGTGCTTGAGTTGTTAAAGTCCACCATAGCCCGCGACAACGAATTCCCTACAGAACCGAACCTCACGCGCCCAGCATCTCAGGCGGCAATCGCAAACGCAAACGGTCTTCCTCCAGATCAGTTTGGGTTGGATGCTGGTAAATTCATTCTTAAAATGCTTATTGAGACTCCTATCAGCATTCTCAAAGGATTGGTGGAACTTATTGACCCCCATGTAGCAGTGACCAAACTTATCAAGGTTGGTTCTGCCACAGGATTTCGTGAAGCTTCAAAAAAACTAGACCCATTTGCTACCACCATCAACGACAGATTACAGCAAGAATTGGAGGTAGACTCCAACCTCACAGGTAAGAACCTTATGACACTTTTGTTATGCCTGGTTGATTATGGGTTTGAACAGGGAGATTCTGCTATTGATGCCGCACTTCCCATTCCAGCACCGGGCAATTTCTTCCCGGATGTTTCCATGAAAGGTGTGGATTTTACTGGAACGGTTTCTGGTATGCTTATGGTACCCCCGACTCCGCTGGGGCTACTTTATTTGCTGCTAGAACTAGTTAAGAGTGAAATTGACAATATCACAATTAATGTTGACGACGCCGCGGCAGCAAACGCTGAAGAAAACGAGTGTTAGACAAAAGGGAGAAATAAGATGAGTTCTGGATTATCAGTAGCACTACCGCTCACACTGAGTGATGTCTTTGGTGCCTACAATTTAAATACTAACTTTAAGGATCTTGCTGTACAGAACCTAAAAATGTTAATTTTAACTAATCCTGGCGAGCGTATGATGGATCCTGGATTTGGCGTAGGTCTACGCGCGTTCCTATTCAATCAAAACACACCCGAGACGTACTCCGCTATCACCACAACAATCCAGCGACAAGTGGATAAATATCTTCCTTTCATCAGTATCGACGGTATTAGGTACACAACACCAGAAAACAATTCAGATCTGTTCCCCAATGATTTGATCGTCACGGTAAATTTTACAATTGTACCTCTTCAGCAGTCAGCAGTTTTGCAAATACAACAGAATCAACCTATTTAATGAGACACCAAAATGACTAAAAAGATTCAATCGATTAACTACACTAGCCGCGACTTTGAATCCATTCGAAGGGATTTAGAGAACTACGCCAAGACGTATTATTCTGACACTTATAAAGATTTTAACGAAGCGTCATTCGGCTCCCTTATGCTGGATACTGTGGCATATATCGGCGACATCCTGTCTTTCTATTTGGACTATCAAGCAAACGAATCATTTCTAGATACTGCTATTGAATATGATAATGTTATTCGCCTGGCCAAACAGATGGGATTCAAGCTCAACACTAGCCCCTCCTCTTTTGGTCGCCTCACGTTCTACATCCAAGTGCCCGCCGTAGGAACCGGACCCAACCTTGCGTACGCGCCAGTGCTTCAAGCGGGATCGCGGTTCTCTTCAAATGGTGGTGGGTTGTATACGTTGATAGAAGACGTCGATTTTTCTCGCGCTAGCAATCAGGTGGTTGTGGGTACTGTTAACTCTTCCACCGGCGCCCCCACTAATTTTATTATTCGCGCAACAGGGATCGGCGTATCAGGACGATCAGGTTTCAAGGAATTTGAACTGGGAGCTTTCCAGCGATTCCGTTCAGTTGATCTGGGGGTAGCAAATGTTGCGGAAGTACTGTCGGTAACCGACACTGAGGGACACGAATACGTAGAAGTAGATCACCTATCTCAAAATACAGTCTATAAAGCTATTCGCAATGTCAACACAGCCACAAATTCTACAGTCCGAAATATCTTGCGCGCTGTCCCTGTTCCGCGACGTTTTGTAGTAGATCGTCAGCGCAATCGCACATTGCTGCAATTCGGCTATGGTTCAGACTCTGAGCTGATCTCCGACTCGATTAATAACCCAGCTAACTTAGTGCTGGACCAAAACGGCAGAACCTACATCACAGATGCTGGCTTCGACCCCACAAAGTTGATGAGCACAGATAAATTTGGTATTGCCCCATCCAACACCACTCTTCGAGTAGGATACAGAGTAAACACTACCCAGGATGTAAACGCTGCTGTTAACACTATTGTGAATGTAGACCGTCCATTTTTCCGATTTACCTCTCAAGGATCTCTTTCCCCATCTTTACGCAACACAACTCAAAATTCATTAGAGGTTATCAATGACGAGCCGTTTGTAGGCAGCATTAGTCTTCCGAACGCCGAGGAAATTAAGCAACGAGTGTTCGGCTATTTTGCCACGCAAAACCGTGCAGTTACGACCGAAGACTATAGAACAATGGCTTATGCTATGCCAGGTGAGTTCGGCGCCGTAAAACGTGCAGCAGTGGTCCGGGATTTTAGTGAATTTCGGCGCAACCTAAACTTGTATGTGGTATCAGAAAACACTAGTGGAAAATTGGTTGCCGCCAACACAACTCTTAAAAATAACTTAAGAAATTGGATTCTTCAATATAAAATGGTGAACGATACGGTTGATATTCTTGACGCTTCGATCATCAATTTTTCGATTGAGTACAGTGTGGTCGCGGACATCAATGCGAATAGGTTTACAGTGATCAATAGAGCCAGCGCTGCTCTCCGTGAGTATTTAGACAACAACCCCTATGAGATTGGTGAATCGATTATGATTACTGACTTTTACAAAGTTCTTCAAAAAGTAGAAGGAATTGTAGATGTAGAAAACCTAGAGGTCAAATCTGTCTCGGGACCGCAGTACTCGGACGCAAGTTTCGATTTTGCCGGCAGTCTTGGTGCCACAGGACGCTCCATCAACATTCCGAACAATGCTGTTGTGGAACTAAAGTTTCCAAACGTAGATATTAAAGGGTCCGTTAGATAATGTCAATTCTCAGGTATACAGCCAGCGCGGATACAACGATCACGAACGCTTTCGAAGCGAACCTCTTGACCCGTGGCACTGGTTCCAATATGGGTTATGCAGATGCTCTAGAAGTATTCTCTATTTATGGTCAAGAGTCGGGATCTAACGGACAGTCACAAGAACTATCCCGAATTCTTATTCAGTTTCCGATAAATCAAATCACTACAGATCGTGCAGCAGGCACGGTACCAGCTTCGGGCTCTGTGTCGTTTTATCTTAGGATGTTTAATGCTCGAACCCCGTTTACGCTTCCTCAGGACTTTAACCTTATCGTAGCGCCAGTGTCGCAGTCGTGGAACGAAGGAACAGGTCTGGATATGAACAATTACCAAGATCTGGGTTTTTCAAACTGGGGATCAGCTAGTTCGACAGCCGGTTGGACTAGTCAGGGTGGTGATTACCTCACAGCCTCCAATTACAACGTAAGCTTCCCGCTAGGTTTTGAGGATATTGATCTGGATGTTTCCGAGATTGTTGAGCGCTGGATTACAACAGGTAATGAGTTTAATAACTATGGATTTGGCATCCGTCTCACCGCCAGCCAGGAAGCATATTTTTCCAGCTCAGTGGGTGCCGACTCTGGAAGCGTCCTGCAGAACACGGTGGGATCGCGCCAGTCGTACTACACCAAGAAGTTCTTTGCACGTTCTACAGAGTTTTTCTATAAGCGCCCGGTTATCGAGGCGCGTTGGGACTCACGTATTCAGGATGATAGAGAGAACTTCTACTATTCTAGCTCTTTGGCCCCTGCCGATGACAACTTGAATAATCTTCATATTTACAATTACATCCGCGGTCGCCTCGTGAATATTCCCCGGGTCGGAACAAACAACCTCTTGGTATCTTTCTACTCTAGCTCCAATGGCGAGCCTACAGGGTCTAAGATCGCAATCTCAAAGGGGGGTGGCACTGTGAGCGCTGGGCACCTGAATACCACGGCTAGCTATGTAAGCCCGGGCATTTACTCGTGCTCTGTAGCACTGACCGCTGCCTCTACTCCATTGTTAGCGATTCATGATGTTTGGCACTCTGGTGGCGTTGAGTTTATCACTGGCTCCTTCTATCCCGAGAAGATGCCAACTTACGATTTTGCCCCTACGTTCAATTATGTGACCAGTTGCACAAATCTTAAAAAGACATACACTAGCCAGGATACGGCTCGCTTCCGGTTCTTTGTTCGCAGCCGAGACTGGAATCCAACCCTGTATGTTAAAGCGACTGCCAACAATCCAACAGAGATTATCCCCAGTGCGTCCTTTAGCATTGTGCGGGTAACCGATAATTTAACAGCAGTAAACTACGGAACGGGCTCGAATTACAGCACATACCTCTCCTACGACAAGGATGGCAACTACTTTGATCTTGATTTGGGTATGCTGGAGTCCGGATATATGTACGAAATTAAATTGTCATATCACAACGATAGCATAGGAGCATGGCAGGAACAACCACAAACGTTCAAATTTCGAGTTGAAGAATAATTAGAACATGAGCATTAAGAAGTATTTCGAAATTGCCGAAAACATACAGTCTCTCGCAAACAAGTCAGCCCAAGACATAGGGTCCGAGGTTGAGTCTGTTGGGTATCACGAGCAAGATATCATTGAGGAAGAGAGATTTATTCCCCGTATCGACTTTTCCAAGCCGGAAAACTTCGCTCGTTATGGTATGGCTGAGGAATACTATGAGTCTGCCATCAAGCGCATCTACAACACTTACCCTTATGATGGTTCGCTGCAAGAGCGCCTCAAGTGGGTCAACGAATCGACATACCTCGACCTCTACATATATGACGAGAAATACCCCCGCACAACAGGATATATCATTCTGTCAGCGGACGGCGCTGCCAGTCAGACTGTGGTCGACGGATACGGTCGCCCCACTACGCCAGAATACATTTATGTAAAGGGCGGACCAAACGTTAATCCCAACGGGATGAAAAATACCGCGGTTAGCTTTACTGGATCAAATTATTACGAACCCTCCATGAACCGTGGCTCCAACCTGGAGCTAAATCTTTCATCCCAAGGCGCCTCTCTGGAGTTTTGGCTGAAAAAGTCAAGCTTCCCCGCTGTGGCAGTCGGTGCCCGCGAAGTTATTTTTGATGTCTCGACGGGCGCTGCCTCGTCCTCCGCCGGCTACGGACGTTTTCGCCTGGAGCTGAGCGGCAACTTAACTGACGGTTCGTCACCTGTCCAGCTCACCGCCATGTCCGGCGCCACTGGTATCTACCGACAGTCTATTGCTGCGACCACGTTTACGAGCGCCTCGATAGCAGACAATAAGTGGCACCACTATGCAGTCACCGTTAAGAGCAGCGGGACAGACCTGGTAACTAAGTTCTATGTCGATGGGTACCTTAATAAGGAAACTACCTTCAGCGGCAAGGCGGTGGCTGATCTGGATAGTACAACTCTCCGCGGCTATGTCGGGGCTCTGTCAGCACCAGTATCAGGTGCTACCACCCCCAGCTCCACGGCTGCCGGCGATGGTAAGCTCGCTGCCTCATTGGATGAATTCCGATACTGGAAGACGCAACGGACATCTAAAGACATAGGGAGGTTCTGGTTTACTCAAGTGGGTGGTGGCGTAAACACCGACCCAGAACCTTTTATTGAAACTCTAGAATCTGGTAACGTTGATTTGGGCGTTTACTATAAGTTCAACGAAGGCATTACGGGACAGTCGGCAACCGACAGCGTTGTTCTAGATTACTCTGGGCGCGTCTCAAATGGCGCATGGACTGGCTACAGCGCCACCGCTCGCAACACTGGTTCGGCAATTGTGTCTTCCTCCGCGGCCATCAAAGAGTTCCACGATCCAATTATCTACTCCTTCCACCCTGATGTTGTATCTTTGAACGCGTCTCTTAAGCTTTCGGGCTCCGCTCACGATGTGACCAACAACGCGGCAGTGTACAACTCCATCCCTGCGTGGATTACAGAAGAGGACCAGGAAGGTCAAAAGCAGCTTCTCCAGCTGACCCAGATCATGTCGAGTTATCTTGACACGGCGCAGCTGCAAATTCAAAGCTTGAATAAACTGCGCGATAAACAATATCCTAGTGGTAGCGATAAGCCTCTCCCGTTTGCCGAGAAGCTTCTTGTTTCGCAGGGATTCATTGCCCCAGACCTTTTCTTGGATGCGGATTTACTAGAAAAGCTAGCTGATCGCAGCGAGGACCGAGTGTATGAAAAGTCTCTGCACGACATCAAGAATACGATTTACCAGAACATCTATAATAACCTGACTTATATTTATAAGACCAAGGGCACTGAAAAATCGTTCCGTAACCTGATTCGTTGTTTTGGCGTGGACGAGGAGCTTATTAAGCTCAATATGTATGGCGACAACATCAGCTATACTTTGGAAAACAATCGCAAGAATGTAGTCGTTGCAGATAAGTTTGTTGATTTTAACACGGCAGAGAGTACAAATGCGGTGGTTTACAGCTATGCGGATGCAAGCAATGCCAATTCTGTAGGCGCAGTCCCGGTTAACTCTATCTTGACAGGGGGTTACGCAGTCACAATGGAGACTGAGATTCTCTTCCCTCGCAAGATGGAGGAAGATCGTCGCACCTATGTTAATACCAATGTTATTAGCTCTTCGTTGTTTGGCATGCACTCTGCCAGTGCAACAGCGACGAACACCACCTGGGCAGGACCCGACACGGTTAACTTCCAGGTTTATGCCGAAAGAGACGAAATCTCCTCTACTAATGCGAAGTTTGTCCTCACAAGTTCTACAAATGGCTTAATTCCACGTCTTACATCTAGCTTAATTCAAGACCTCTACAACAACAATCGATGGAATCTGGCTGTTCGGATTAAACCAGCACAGTACCCACTTGCGGGATTGGTTAACTCCACGAGCAGCAACTACATTGTGGAGCTGCACGGCGTCCAGGCTGACTCTGGCGAAATTCTCGAAGAGTTCACCGTGTCCCAGACCATTACGGCACCGACTCCTGGATTTGTTACAGGGTCTCGACGCGCCTACATTGGTGCCCATAGAACAAACTTTACGGGCGCGGTACTGCAAAGTTCTGATGTCAAGGTAAACGCATGCCGTTTCTGGCTTGACTACCTCGATGATGACACGCTCCGTGCGCATATTTTAGATACCGAAAACCATGGTCCACTACAGCCACACCTTTATGCTTTTGGATTTAATACCTGGGCCCAATTCGGCGATATCAAAAAAGCGGACACACTAGTCTTTAACTGGGAGTTCCTACAGAACACAGGCTCTAATGCGTTAGGTCAGTTCTTAGTTAATGACCTAAGCTCAGGATCTGCTAACCTGACGCGCTTTGGATCGCTGGGCAATATTTTAAACAAGCAATATACGGCTAGTGGCTCGTTCTTTAAGGTGTCCTCGACAGACGCAATCGATAAAGATTTTGTAGTATCCTCCAAGCTGAATCTTCCTGAGCATGTAGAATCCGTCGATATGGTACAGGTGGTTAGCCAGGAAGACACCGAAATCTTCACCTCCGAGTCACGACCAATAAACTACTACTACGCTTTTGAAAAAAGCATGTATCAGGTTATCTCGACCCAAATTATCAATCACTTTGCTAACTTGAAAGACTTTCATAACCTGATTGGCGAGCCTGCGGAGAAATATCGCCCTGATTACAAGAAGATGCAAAAGCTGCGCCAACGCTTTTTTGAGACAGTACGCAACACCGAACTAGATTTTGATAAATTCTACGAGTACTACAAATGGTTCGACAGCTCACTATCAGTGATGCTTGCGCAGCTCGTCCCAGCTTCAGCTGATTTTGCTGATAATATTTTAAACGTAATAGAAAATCATGTCTTGGAGCGCCCAAAGTATCGTCACAAGTTCCCGTTTATCGAGAAGATTGGTACACCGGACCCACTCAGCACAACAGCGCCAGCCGGAATGCCGACTAGCAATAACATCTATCCGATGTCAAGCCCAGATGGCAACTTTGGCTCAAACGATCGGTTTACCAAGCGCCAGCTTGGTTCTTCAAATCCCCCCGCGCAAAACGACTGGAAAAAATTCCATGCTCCTGAAGATGGCAAGGCTAATAAAAATGCATACTGGCATCGCTATCGCGAAGAGCCAGTGGACTCGCCACGCAAAGACCTCATGGAGGCTATCAAGCAGACTTATAACCGTCGCTTAGGCTCGCCAGTCAAGTTCACTGCTGATGCTTCTAGTGTGGTCGCCGGCGTCGGGCGTCACCCAAACAACCGACCTGATTATGTTTTTGCTGCCACTGCGCCCTATGGTCCAACAGTTCCGGACACCAACATTCCAAAGAACGTAATGTTCGGCTATGGTGCTGATGTCGAGGAGCTGATACCCACCAGTGATGAGTATTTCCCATCCCAGAAGCAGCGTTTAGGCTTTGGTCTTGATCCAGGGATTAACCATGACCCAGGTGAAATCAAGATGGATGGTAACATCTATGCACCGTTTAGCCTTTACAGTTCCTCCGTAAAAACGGGATACAACGACAACATCGTCCGCAAGTTTAAGTCTGGCTCCATGGTTACTAACCTTCACAATGATTTTGTTGGCAGCCGAGACATTCCAATGCAGGGACCATTCCCGGAGAAGTTTGTTGGAGGGCGCTTCTATCGACATACAGAGGTCAACCCGGGAACAGATACCCGGGAAAACCGTGCTGAAGGTTTCCGGATTGAGGTCGGCTCCCTTGCCCTACCATCGGTAGGTTATCTTGGAGTAGTGCCGCCCAACTATCCTTTTGGTTCCTCCCCTCCTGGCTCAGCGCCGTCTGGCTTCCTGCCTCGCTTGCCTACCGCTCAACGCCTTCGCGACGAGAGCGCAAAGCGTCCCGTAAACATCAAAAACATTCTGATGACGACAGCCTCAGCCGGCGTGCGGCTCTCGGGTACTATTACCCATGGCGCCATCGGCAACTACCAGAAGAACTATCAAGTCATCAACACTGCAGGACGCATGGTTAATGATCCATTCTTTAAGGATCAGACATTCAAGTTTGCACCCTATCCGGAAACTCTCGCAACACGCGGTCGGTTCCCGCTCTATCTCGCCCCACCACTGGTTGGCAAATCCTATCTCTTCGACGGGTCTAATGACTTTGCAAAATCTAAAGATAAAACTGCCAGTGACTGGAATACACTGATTGGTTCTTCCTCAGCCGGCGGCACCAAAGCTTACAGCATGTCCGTGTGGATATATGTAAATAATTGGGCTGGTGGTGATTCCGTTATGTCAATTGGACGATCCACCTATCTTCCTGGTGGTCGTGAAATCAACCTCTATGATGATGGCGGTGGTGATCTCGGAATTAGAGGAATCGTGGGAGGTCTTAACTATCGAAGCTCAGACACAGCGATGACCACAGGGCGCTGGTATCATCTCACAGTTACCTATGCCGGCATGGCAGCAGGCTACGGCGGCACCACTGTCTTGCCTCTTATTTATGTTAACGGCGCCGACGACGGCGATAGTGGCAACACAAGCACACTAAGTCATGTTCAAGGAATTGGTACAACAGCTCTCCAACTAGGAAATTCCTCGACTCCAAGTAAGGGCTTCTTTGATGGGTACATGTGTGACGTCGCAGTGTACAACAAGCAACTTTCCGCGACGGAAGTGACAGAGCTTTATAATAGCGGACAGCGTTTCAATCCCCTAAACGCCACCTTCAGTAGCAACGTCATCACTTATCTTCCGATGGGCAACATGTCAACAGATAGTGCAACAGTCATTACTGACCTTAAGGGTTTTGACAATCTAATTGGCGTAGACTTTACTTCGCCAATTAAGGAGGTTAGCCCTTCTGCACTGAGTCGCACCGACTTCTCCGCCCTCGGCGGAGGTGGACTACCCGAAACGACCGCCAACACTGGGGGTGCCCTCAACTACATGATCCCACAGCGAACTGGTTCGGATTCTCAGGACACAGTTATTGTTTGTCGCTATGCAGGATCAGGCTATGAAGTCATGTCTCTTGGATACATGGATCCAGCGCACACTGAGCTGTCGGTATACAATGCATCTCCATACCACAATCTTTCAATTATTGATCATGGTCTTTCGGGTTCTGCGTCTGTAGATCCCATCGCGGCCAAGACCATTACCGTGGTAGACCAGATCGACAAGAACCGCGGTCTAGACCAGCGCGCTACTCTTCATTGCGGCAAGTTTGGCGCCGACTCGGCATATGGCACTGTCACGGCTGATACTTATGTAACTGTTCCGTCGTGGCACAAGACCAACAGCAACCGCCGCCGCCGCATGGATAATAATGCTCTAGAGAACACGATGCCAGCCGGCAATCACACCGCGTCCGTCTATGATAACCTTTACGTCCAGCACGCGATCCCTCAGTCCACTCAGCAGTACGCTTGGGTAACTGGGTCGCTAATCCAAGGAAAAGCCATTCTCGGGCTTACTAGACCCCTCTGCTTTAGTGCTTCGGTCCTTAACGAGTTAGTCACAAGTGGCGCTGTTCCCAATGCGGATTTTGTAGGTCTTCGACGCTATGTCCTTGATCCAGTGAGTGCTTCAAGTCACATTCTTGGCTTCCCCCTAACTGCCGTACCAAGTTCGTCTTACTATAACTCTGATCTGGGCTTGCTCATGGCACCCACTCACAAGCGTTCCTTTGCAACGTCCTCGTACCTTAACACACTTATTAACAACCGCGGCGGTGCGTTTGGATATTCTAGCTGGAAGCAGCTCCGCGTAGGAGAAGGACCAGTCGCTCGCACTCTCCGTAAGGCTAACAAGATTGGGACTGTGGTGGCACCACCAACCATCCTTAATAAAATCGCAGGCAAAACAGTAGGAGCGATCACTCCAACACAGCCAAACACATTTGCGGATTACTTCGAGGCTCCAATCGCCAAGAATGCCTCGCCAATCAACTTCTATTTTGAGGACAACACAGAAAATTCAGACCCTGCAAACAACATCAATCTGACAGTTCCATACCGCAACTCGTTTGAGTACTTCACCAACAATGGCTTGAACAACCGCCTAGGACTAGAGATAGACCTTGACACTCGCCGCGCGTATAATTCTGCCGTTGACTTTACATTGAAGAGTAATCTTAGTGTTATCGTGAATTATTCCGAAAGAGTATATCCTGCCGGAAGCAATGCGTATAAGCCAGAGGTTCGAGGACGTCAGAACTATACAATCAACAACATTTGGAATAAAGATCGTACGACTCGTAGCACGCCTTTGGGCGGCAAAGCCGATATCTTTAATTTGGGAATCATCGCCTCTGCGAGCATTTGGCCATTGGATGCACACCTTAATTTTACTATTACATCGTCAATCACCGCGTCCGATGGATCCGGCATCCTGCAGAATTCGTACAGCCGTTTCTACCATACTACCACAGCCTCTATCCAGCTAGCTCCCACATACGTTCAGCGCATCCCCATGGGTTCAATTGGGGGACGTTCCGTCTTTGCGGGAGATACCCCGTGGTTAGCTCCAGCACAAGCCGGTAAAGATCCATACCAAGATTACACAACCTTCGCTGAGCGCATTCGTCTTGTAGGAAAGGATTATTCGATTCTACCGGAGTTCCGAATTAGTGAGCTGATGGAAACATATGTTATCCAAAAAGACGGAGACTTCCTAGCCAACATTAATAACGTCCTTACCCTAACAGGAGCCGCTACTCCCAACTCCTCAGAAGATGCGTTCTATCGAACATATACAAATGGGGATTTCCTGCGTTACTTTGGCGTTATTGACGACGATTTGAACGAGCAGCGCTCAGAAGATCTTAAGATTTTGCGCGACAAGGTTGTGCTTAAGTGCGATGCACTTGTAAAATTCCTTCCGTATAAGGGTTTTTACCCCGCAGAGCGAACGCTAGAACTGTCGACATTGTTCTCCCAGTCATTTGGGAGAGCCTACTATAGGCGTTCCGGAGCGGACAATAAGATTATGCGCACCTTCTTCGAGCCGCTATATTCTCCAGGGATTATGTACAACACTATCAAATCCGGATTAGCAGTCAGCAACTTTATCATCACTCGCGCTAATGCTAACCTGGTTCTGCCGCCCCCCTCTGCTTCGGTGAGCACCAATATGAGTGGACACTATAACGGCATCAATGTTGGACCACAAATTGTAATTTCTGGATCTGGCAAACAGTTCCCCACTATGGGCGGCGGCTCAGCTGGTCTGGGATGGCAGGTAACAAGGGTTCCTTTCGAAGCGTTACAACGTCCCGGAAGCTTCTTCCACGAAGATAATATAAGCGAAGTAGCAACGTCAGGCTCAACAATAGGAAATTCGTATATATATGACACGGGAATTTTCTCCTCCTCGCTTTACCTGGGTAATGCTCTCAATATTCTTCCTCGCCTAGACAAAGAAAGTAGCATACTCTATGAATTGGCTATGGATAATTATCTCTGTGAATCCAACAGAATATTTATGGGATCTCTAGCCGGCTTTGAATCAAAGCGAGAAGAGTTATTCGAACCCGTAACATCGGGGTCCGTTTACGAGATGACCTTCAAGCTGTACCGCACCCAGAATCTGGAGGGTTCCAGCCCAACTGTCGATCACAGCCGCTTTGAGATGTACGAGAACATCACTGCTTTTGGACCTTCCCTGGGATCATCTACTTCTCTTAGTTCACAACCTGACTTTTCACATCTTACCCCTCCCTACTATAACGGCTCTGCAAAAGTCACCTTTTACTATACCGCAAGTTTCTCTGGTCGCCCGACGCTAGATGAAATTTTTGCCAACACTAATTTGCTGTTTGATAGATTTGGAGTTACTAATACATTTGATTCTCTGCAGGGAACAACGCCTCTGACTCCTTATGGAAAAAGCGATAGAATAATGCAAATAGATCAATCGTTTAACTTGCTGGGAATCGTGCCCACGGTACCGCCCGGGACAACAGCTCAGAAAAACCAGTGGCTAATCCAGTCTAAGTACGAGTGCCCGATTTTAAACTTTGCCAACGTAAGTCAGTCCTTTGCTCCTGCCACAGTGGGCATTGGCTCAATAACCCCCGCCACCCTTAATACCAGAGGAATGTGGCATCAGTACGGCAGTCTTCCAAGTGGTTCCGGCATCGGCGTCTTCGCGGAGATTTCCAACATAGAAGGAGATAATCCCTCGTTGGCAGAAATTGTTGGGTTTGATACTGGAGTTGCGAAGCGTATTGGTATTGTCAATCAGGAATACTCACTAGAAGAAGCCATTGTAGCTATTCCCTATAAACAAACTAACAACCGTCGCAAGTTTATTAAGTTCACCGACGAGACAAAACGCTCCGAGACTTACCAGAAGCTTACTAGTGCCATGCAAAAGTATGTTTTCCCACCGCGGTTTGATTTTATGGAATTTGATTCGGTCGATCCTGTTCTGATGTATGTTTTCGAATTCAGTGCGAAGTTGTCGCAGCAAGACCTTAGCGACATCTGGCAAAACCTACCACCTTCAATCAATGAAAAATTTGAGACCAAAGAAGCAGTGGTTGAGGAAAGAGAATTGTTAGACCTCATTTTGGATAAAGATGCAGATACACACTGGATGGTTTTCAAGGTTAAGAGGAAGGGTACACGCAACTACGAGAAGTACCGACGATCGCTTGTTTCCAACGCTGATCTTAGCTCCTTCCCAGACACATCTCGTACTCCGTACAGTTATAATTGGCCTCATGACTATTTTTCTCTGGTTGAGCTGGCGAAGATGGACGAAAAGGTGCAGTACGCATCGCGAGATCTTGCTCCACCAGCACCCACTCGAACTGGTGATGACACACCTCCGCCCGCCATTGCAAGCGTCGGCGCAAGCACATCGAGAGCACGCCCAGCGACATCAGGTGCTCCAGGCTCCGCTGCATCATTAGCCAACCCGGAGCAGGCTGTTACCACGAGGACACCACAGACACAAACTGCAACCGCACCGACCACCACCAGGGTCCAACAAACTGCAGCCACTACCACGGCTGCTGCCACCCAGGCGCCTCAAACTACTACAACTCAGGCACCACGCACAACTCGTACCACTAGAGGTCGCGGCTCCGGCGGCGGAAGAGGAGGTAGCTACTAATGGAATTCTTTAACAAAAAAGAGGAAGTACTGAATGTCGAATTGACAGAGTACGGAGAGTATCTTCTGGCTATCGGGAAGCTCAACCCCACATTTTATGCTTTCTTCGACGACGATGTACAGTACGACACTTTGGGTTCGGGGTACACAGAAACACAGAACGATATCGCCAATCGTATTCAATACGATACCCCGCAACTCAAGATATTGAAAAACCGTACAGGCGCAGAAACACGCGTTGAGCGCTCCCTTTCCTCAGTTAGTGGGGGAGTGGGAACCCTAAGTGCTAATTCAACAACAGACGAGTACATCGAAATATTCCGCGCCCAACAAGATTTTGAGGATGGCACCAAGCTTGCCACCTATCCTATCGGTACCTCAATGCTTACAACCCCCTACAATGCCTCGTGGCAGCTGGAGGTATTGTCCGTTCCTGAAATTACTAGTGCCACTCGCACATTTGAGCCAGCTCCTCAAGGAAACATAGAGAATATACCCCAGGTTAATATCACCGTGGACTACGAAACCTACTTCCGTGACGGAGAAGTGAACGATGAATCTATTACAGGATACCTCCAGGGCGAAAACATTTTTTTGGCTATGCGTGACAATTATCTTATGATTGAATTGATTGAAAATAATACAGTTTTTGAAAAAGATAATTTCGAACTTGAGGTTTACCATTCCTCATCTGGAGAGAACGGTGTAGGATCACTAACACAGAAGCAGTTTTTTGTAGACACCGAGACGTCCCAGTTTGGGGAGCCTAACCCGAACGAGGTCGAGTACTTTATGAATGTCCTTCTTGACGGAGACATTCCGCAAGAAGTTCTTTCGCAACTAGGTATATCTGAAGCAGTGGTCAATACGAGCGCCACTCGACTCCGCCTCAACCGCGACCTATATGAAACTGACAACGAGGAGCCCTGCTAGAAATGTTTGCTACCGGACCCTACAACCGCCCCGTGCCTTTTGTCACACTCCAGGGAGCTATGGTTAGTGATAATGTTGATGGACAAAATCTAAACATTTCGCTGGAAATTTCCAATGAGGTCTCTAAAGTTCCCAACCTGGTGCGGTTCTCCAATTATTGTTTAGTTCTTTCGGATAGGACAAAGTTTAATTCCCTGGTATCAAATCCGACTCGTCTCATGAGTCATGTCATGGGAGATAAAAAGAATGTTCGTTCATTTGCGCTCGGCAAGGGAGACTTCGCGGTTAAGACAGTCCTCGACTCCACCCGTGGAACATACATTTTTAATAATACTCATACTATTACGCGCGCCGTTCCAAAAACCCAGCAGCTGTATGTGGCAGTTGTTTCCTTTATTGAGCACAAGGATCGCATGCTTTTTGGCAACCTCACTAAGGAGATCATTCTTGCTAAAAACCAGACCCCAACAAATTCGTACATTTATCGATTGACCGAGACTGTTTCGGGATATGGTAAAGAAGGTGCCATATGGACTGGAGGGGTTCATCGTCATGAGGGCATTTTTATGGCCGGCAACACTCATATAACCGACAAGCACCCAGAAGTCAGCCAGGAAGTGGTCTTAAACTCCAAAATTAAAGACTTACGTGTTCTAAAAGAGGCGCAAGCGTTCTCTGTTATCGCAGGACCCAACACTAGTAATACGTCTTATCTCTCCCCTATCACGCTTTCGCGAAACGTTGATGGCAATGTACATGGATTATTTTCGCTGAGCCACATAGACTTTGCTAGAGAAAATACTCAATTTGGAGCACTCATCAAAAATGCAGACTCCCTCCTCTCGGCGTCCCCGCTAGAGGATATTGTAGTGTACCAGAAGGTAGTAAAAGAAGATGCTTCGGGTAATGCCCTTACTCCGGGTCGTCCCTCGCGGTGTGCTATTACGGAAGTTAGCACTTTTAAACAAGTTGCATCCTTGAATAACGGACTACAACTTGTGAATGGATTTAATAGTAACCAAATTCTTAATTTTTCTTTTATTGATACGGCTGCCCAAGAATATCAATCCAACATGCTAGAGTATAAGGTGGAAATTGTTCTTAAGGACGAAACTAAGGAAGCTATGCAGTTGATCACGCAAAGCCTAGCAACCAGCCTGAAAGTGCAGGAAACCGCACAAGACTCCTTAGCTCCCAATCAGCTCAAGTCTTTGGTGGACGCTTACTTAGCCGCAGTAGGATATCTTTTGGGACAAAACGCATTTCGCACGAGGGGTGCTTCGTCATTCCAGCAGAATCTTCTTGCGCTGATAAATGGCGGCACTGAATTCCGAGGACAAGTTATTGAACTTATTAGGAATTTTGCCGTTGGTGTTACGGCAGCCACCCAGCCCAACAAAAATATTACATATGGCGGAGCCGACTATAAGTCATTCATCTATCGCTCAAAAAAGGACAATACCGTAAGACTGACACATACTTTCCAAGATAAGCTTAGGATTCTGTATCGTAAGGGGATTGGTCTTGAATACGTCGACGCTACAATCTTAAATTCCGGAACCCCTGTTCCCGGAATCAGTCATCCCAGCCTAGAATCCCGTGTCACGGTAGAGGTGGAAAAATATGCTCTAAACAACCCTAATGCTGGAGCTATAAACAAATATGGGTATCTCACCCCCGTCGCAGCAAGATTGCGAGACAACCCTATTGTGGTGCCGTCAACAAGCCTGGTGAACAGCACCAAGAACTTCGCAGGAATTATTCGCAGCACAATTGATACAAATCCTGCCCTCTCACTGGAGCCAGCCAAAAGTGTAAGTACCAACATGGTTGAAACTTTGAGTCAAGCTGGCGTGGGAGTTAAGACCAATAATATTAGTATTGTTGAAATTGCTAATGCTAGCGAGACCCAAGGCGAACAGACCACAGATTCTACGAGCTATTTGCCGAGTGGATCGGGCTTTGCAACAGTGGACACTCCCCAAGATTTCATCGTCAGCGGATCCTCAGAGGGGATAGCATTTTCGAATGTTATCCCTGAGCGCCTGGAAGCTTCCCCGTTGGTTAACACCATGGTCAATCAAACCATCACAAATTTCTCAGTAATCAGCGCAATCACTAATCAGGCCAACATTGCGGGCTCAATCCCACTACAAAAAGCTACAGAGGATGCCAACGCATTGCTCGCCGCCGATTCGATGACAAACCTAGTTAACTTCGGATCCATTGTGCAAATTCAATATTTAACCAATTACTCTCAAATCTCGGGTATTCGCCAGCAGAATTGGGAGTTGCTAACATCCCAGGTTTATGAGAGAGTCCGCACTGCCGGCGCCTCCTTGTTGTGTCGTCTGGTTCTGATGTCTGAAACATTGAACGCTCCCAATATTGTAGACCTAAAGCCGCTAGCTTCGCTGTTTGTTCTGGGACCAACCCCCCAAACTAGACCGCAATTGAGTTACCAGGAGAGTTTTGCGCAGATAAAAAATAATCTACAACAGACAAACAGTCAAGTATTAACAACTATGGATTCTTCTGATACTCTATACGCGGCTAACATTCCAATGGCGACACAGACAACTCGCCCCGCTAGCCCGCAACCTACTGAAGGGAGAGGATACTAGTCATGGCAAACGCGGCATATCAGGACAAACTCACCATTGTTAACACTGAAATGGCAGGAACAGTTGATCGACTGGCTAATCCTACAGGATATCATCCTTTGGTGAGGGAGGAGTGGGGAATTGAAGACCGGTTCAGAGGATTGATGGGGAAGTATTATACGCCTGTTTTTACAAACAGCCCCACCTTAGCGTCCGTTGCCATGATAAGTTATAGCGAGGTCTACAATAGTCCCGTGACATATGCGTTTGTCCCACTTCAGGGCAGCGACCTTACGCTGGGACAACAAGTACTTGGAGGCAACGAGGGTACTAACTTAATGTTTGATATGACGGTTGAGCCTTCGCCCGAATTGGGAGCCGCCGGTAAAAACACAATCACCCTTACCTTTGACGACGCAGGATGGAAGAGCCCAGGATATCAGCTTTCCTGGCCAGCAGCCGAAACATATTTTGACACGCAGCCCCCGAGATCTTCGGTCCCAGTAACCGACTCAGAGATAGCCACTCGACTTACTCGGCTTTTAGGAACAAATACCGATAGTCTTCCTTATGCTCGCCTAGGCGCTAGCCCGTCTAGTGTAGCGCAAGCTATCGTGGACGACGAGCCGGTTCCCGGCACACCAGTTCGTGGAACCTTTTTTGGGAGTGGACAGTTTATAGACTATGCATTTGAAATGCACGCCCCATCTGCGCATGCAACAATCCGCGAAAAAGCAGAAGATCGACTTTCGCTTGAATCGAATTATGTCCAGTACATCGATTCCATCCCCGCGTTAGAGGATGTGTTTGCCAATGATGCGGTAACAGAGAATCTGCTCCCCAACGTCTACTATCTTCAGCTTGAATTACAAAACACTGGCTCAACACCACTAGCCAACGGTAGGTACGTCGACGCTTTACAGCTTAAATACAACAACAATTATAACGGTTCCTATGTGGACTGGTTCCGTAACTTGGGACAGGGACAATTTACTGAACGCAATATTAAGCAGTTTTACGAGCAATATGTTAAGGGGCTAAACAATGCTCTTATAGATGACAACATTGATGCCTTGAACCAAGCTTTGGCATACACTAAGAATCTCTTTATCCTCCATCGAGATAGGGACCTGTTAAAGGCGGAGACTATCAATGTTGGTACGACCCCCTTTTACAACGAGATAAGAATCCCAGCCGACAACCCTATTGGTTACAAATCAGAGGTATCGGTCTTGGGAGATGTGGTAGCCGAAGCCGAGTTCGATGACAACAACCTTATAGATCTTCTACAGTATAGCGCCATTGAGAATTTAGAGTCTTCAAATAGTGCGGCTCTGTCATTCACAGCAGTGCTAAAAAAGATCAACACTGCAGCTGGTTACAGCACCCCAGCTGATGTTACATACACTCTCAACGAAGGCACCTATACGTCGGTCTATAATGTCAACACCAAACTCGATCTGTTTTTGGGAGCCGGTTTACCCGAGTCTCCTGGCTTGATGTCTTTACCCTCACCGATGGGACCCAGTCCGGCACCTCCTCCCTTAGCAATGCCACAAGATAATGCCCCCGTGGGCGGACAACTGGCTCAGGCAATTGAGGACGATTCCCTCGTTGGGGCGCAACAAGCCTCCTCGCTCAATAATCGTCCTGCCGCAGGTATTGAAGTGAGCCCTTCGACAGAAGCCTGCTTTGATATGTTAGGTAACGCCACGGAAGTTAATCGTACATATTCTCAAATTATTAACGGACAATTCTGCCACGTTGAGACTCTGATGTTTGTGGTAAAGAAATACCGAGTTCAGGATGCAGGTGAGACTCTGGTACAAACCTTCTACTTAACAAATCGCTTTGATGGTGACGATATAGTATTTTATGACTCCCAGGTAAAAACTAAACAAAAATATCGTTACGACATTCAAAAAGTCGTAATTGTTTTTGGCAGCAAGTATAGCTATGACGGCAACCCTCGCTTTCTTCCTACGACAAGCCCAAGAGACGTACTACAGCGCACGACTTACCAGGGTACTGTTGATTGCACGGTAGAGCCTTCCTACATGCAGGCATTACTCGTGCCGCATGTGGTAGGGGGAATCGTGACGGTCCTAGATGACAAGCCTCCGATCGCGCCTGATATGTCTTTTTACTCCTTCCGCGGCGTGAACAATCAGTTAAAGATTTTATTACAGCCTACCACAGGAGTTCGAACTGAAAAGCCAGTGCGGATTGAGCCTACAGATACGCAATTATTTTTGGATGAATATTTAGCCCAAACAGGTATCGATGTTGACACCATCGGGGGAATCCCTGAATTGGAGTTTAGATCCGATGATCCCGTAGATGCGTATCAAGTGTTTAAGATCACCAAAAAACCTGAGTCTTATGCCGACTTTGCCGGGAGCTTAATAGAAGTTAACCCCAGACTTGGTCGCGCTGGTGCCCTAGATGAGTTAATATTACCAAACACAGTTTATTATTATTGTGCACGCGCAGTAGATATAAACGGGAACGTCTCTAATCCTACTCACATCTTTGAAATCGAGATGGTAGACAATGCAGGGCAGATATTTTTGAGACAAGAGATATTTACTTTCGAAACAGCAAAACCAAAGTTTACTACACAAGGAAGAAGATTTATTTACATAGAGCCCACTCTCCAGCAGCTTGCGCTACCGGATACCCAAAATGTGGGACAAGCTAACATTTATAATCCACCCAATTCCTCTATACTTGGAGCCCCAAACATTTCTAAAGTGTGGGGGGAGACATACAAAATTCGAGTGAGAAGCACCAAGACAGGAAGAAAACTGGATCTAAATGTTACATTTAAGAACACTGGGATTGTAAATCCTAGCGAATAAAGACATTTAAGACTATTTATATGAAGAGGACAATAGCATGGGATTCTTAGATAACTCTGGCGATATTATTTTAGACGCCGTTTTGACTGACCTGGGTCGAAAAAGACTCGCCGAGGGCAACGGTCGTTTTAGCATTGCAAAGTTTGCGATGGGCGACGACGAAATCGATTATGGACTGTATGACAAGAACAACACTAGCGGCTCCGCCTACTACGATGTAAGCATTCTGCAGACGCCAGTTCTGGAAGCATTCACCAATAACATGTCAAGCATGAAATCGCGACTCATGTCCTATGCCCAGAATGACCTCCTCTATTTACCGGTCGTAGAAGTCTTTAATATTGGCGACTCGGCACTCAACTCTAGCCTTTCCAGCTATCTGGTACTAGTTGACGAAGAAACAGTCAATTCTCTCACCACCGATAACAACTCTCTTGATGCGGGTCTTCTCAACGGCTTCCGTCCGGACCTGGGTGATAATCTTTTACGCGCCGACCAGGGACTCAACACCGGCGAACTCTCCTCTGACTCGGTGATTAACCCAACACTTCTTGAGACCCAGTATTTTATTCAGATAGATAATCGCCTAGGATTTCTCTCGCCTCAGCAGGGTGGCGATGCCAGCACATCCGCGGCGTTTAACCCCACATCAATTGATGATGATAACATTGCCACATATGTCTTCTCGATGGATGATGGTACCCGCGTGCTCTCCTCGATTGCCCCGGGCGCTGCATCACAGATTGCTGGTCCCCGAGGAAGCCGCGTGAGCTTCAAGGTTGGATCGTCCCTAAGCACAAGGACTAGTACCTTCTTGTTCGATCAGTTGGGGAGCCAAGGCACAGCTGCAATTACAAGCGGAACCAAGACCCTGGCAGCTGCCAATTATAAGTTCATCGATACCACAGTGCGAATCTCTGGTGTATCGACTGGATACACATTGGACGTCCCCTTCCGCTTTGTAAAGAAGACTAGTTAATAAAGGAAACAATAATGGCCACTTCATTCAAAACTTTTGACCCCACAAAAGACTCGGTTGTAACCAGGAACCTCCTTCACGAGGCTATCCCGATCACAGGCACGATTGTATCAGGAACGTACGCAGACAACAACATCAAGAACTATGCCCATGGCATGTTCCAGTCGGTATATGACTATCCGTTCCTCAGCTCCTCCGCCAACCATATCTTTGATATCACACTCGGATTCCCAGCGGCATCGTCGCTTTCGCGGTCCTATGGTACCACGACGCAGCAGTCAAAGAAAATTAACCTCTACAACCAGATGGCTCAGGTCCTTGCGGGATATGACGCCAATGGTGCTATTCGACGCTTTGATGAGGATGGGGACCTCACAGGCGGCACGAAGATTGATGAGGCTTACTTCATTAACTTCACGCGACTTCTTTCCAAGGACGAGGTCAAGAAAGGCAGCTTCTCGCTTAAACTCAACGTTGGCGCCCCGGGATTCTCGGGATACACCAGTCTTTCTAAAGATACGCTCACAATCACTGACAAGAGTGGATCCAACGGCTACAAGGTTAACTCTCCAGCAGGCGAGTATGGCGTACTCTTCGCCACAGGTTCTGGTAAAGTCTGGAATCAGTCGGCTGGTGGTTACAACGCCAAGTGGGATCGGGGCTATGCTAAGGTCGGTTTGATTTATTATCAGGCTGGCATTGTTGTATTGAGTTCCTCTGTTTTTGGAAGCCTACTATCCTCTTCGGTTAGTATGAGTCGTACGGAAGGTGTTCGCGGTCCAGCGATCATGCTCAGTGCGAGCGTCGACGGTAACTTTATTAGTTCGTCAATTTCTGGAAACTGCGATAATCTTCGCCACCGCGTGCAGAATATCTCCTTCAACAACTCTACAGAATTGAACTCCACAGTTTACTTCTGCCGAGCCAACAACACGGACTTTAACTACTCCAGTAACCCAACCTACTTGAGTTCTAGCAAGATTGTTGTTAAGAATAACTCTCAGGATGTACCAGTATCGTATGTGACTTCGGTTGGTCTGTACTCTGGAGATAATGAGTTGCTGGCTGTTGCTAAACTCTCTGAGCCTCTGAAGAAGGACCCAACAACGGAGTTCACTATTAGAGTCCGTCTAGACTACTAATGAAGATGATGTGGTCATGGCATGCCGTACTATAAGTTTAAGAAAAATGAGATCTATAGAAACAATCTAAAGACTTACCCTAGTATTAAATTTGTAACTTATAGTGGCTCGTCATTTTACAACGACACTCCTAATATTTCTGGCGCCTTCGCTAGCCCAATTCGACTAACTGATTCAAGCCATATCTCGCTCTATGAGATGAATGTGGACAGGATCAGTTCATCCACGGGGCGCTTCATCGGCTCTGCACCGGCAGGTCCCACTGCCGTTCCAGACAACGGATTAATTTACTCCTATGTTGTGAAGAACGGGTCACGCATGGGCTTCCGCACTCTGGCGTCGACCGCCTCATGGAATTCTTCTGAGTACGGGCAGGTAATGTTTGGGAATTTCCCCTACACTGCCAGCATTTCGAAAGAATTTTATCACGCGGAAACCCCCAGATCCGGGACGACCGCCGCAGCTCCGGGTGATGGTTATAAGTCAGGGTCTGTCTCGCACTTGCTGGCACTGAAGAACACAATTAACTATTACGAGTACGTCAACCCCGACTTCCAGTACTCCTCGTCAGTTAGAGATTTTAACTCTATTGATGTGGGGCTCATCAATGTGCCCACCATTTTCTATGGGTCGTCGATTAAAAAGGGCACTATTGATCTTAAGTATTATATCACCGGTACACTTTTGGCCCGTGCTCAAGACAAATATAAAAATGGTCTCTTGTATTCAACATATGGAGTTATGTCGGGAAGCGTTATCGGACTAGCTTTGTACAACGAGGGCTTCCTGATCCTTACCAGCTCTGCTAATCTTACAGTGGCTAGTGCCCCGCATAAAGACTATTACACTAGTTCCGCTGGACGAACGAGTCCTCGCTGGACCTTCTTTGGGCAGTCTACTCGCTCTGTTCTGACATCTTCTGCTGATGGACTTAGTCCAGTCGTCAGCACAGCTTATCGCCCCGCCCCTGCTAGTGCATCTTTTATAATGGATATGAGCGGTACCACCACTACCCAGACGATTACGATGTTTGCTAACGCCAAAAAGGGAGCACTTAACCAATCGAATAATCCAACATTCCTTCAATACTCTACCAACAATTACGCAGGTAGCGGGAGCAAGTCCTACATTGAGAATGATAAGCTGCAAATTAAGAATGTTGTCAGTTCAGCGTACGCTGACCCAACTGGATCCTTTGAAAAAACAACCTACATCTCCAAGGTGGGTATCTACGACGAGAACCAGAACCTGATTGCAATCGCTAAATTAGCTACCCCCGTGAGAAAAACAGTTGAGAGAGATTTTACTTTTAAGATCAAGCTCGATCTCTGATAACATGCCTTTATGATTTTAGGGTTAGATATTTCGACCAGTATTACTGGCTACACAATTTTAGATTTTCAAGGCAACATCTTAGTCTGCAATCACATTGACTTAAGAAAAGAAAAAGATTTCTTTAAGAAAGTAGAAATTGTCAACGCCGAACTTCAGAAGATTGATTCCAACTACGAGATACAAAAAGTTTATATAGAGCAATCTCTTCAGTCTTTTCGGTCTGGGTTCTCATCGGCACAGACATTGTCTCTTTTGTCAAAAATTAATGGCATTATTTCATGGCTGTGCTACAATACGTTTGGTGGCACCCCGGAATATATTGCTGCCACATCTGCTAGGAAGACTTGTGGTATCAAGGTTCCCAAGGGACACAAGGCAAAAGACGTCGCTCTTCAATTTGTTCTTGACAACGTACCCTCCTTTGATATAGAATATACAAGATACGGCAATCCAAAGGCTGGTTATGCTGACCGGTCGGATAGCTATGTGATTGCAAAGGCAGGGTGGATCCGTGAAAGCAAAGAAGCTTAAGATTTTAACTAATGTTCTCGGAGCATCTTACCGTTCAAACGATGAGCATCTTTTTACTTGCCCTTACTGCAAGCATCATAAGCGCAAATTTTCTGTTAATGTGGCTAAGGGCTACTACAAATGCTGGATATGCGACACGCGTGGTAAAAATATCTATCGTGTTATTCGCCGCTTCGGCAGTAGTCATGATAAGGCACAGTGGCGCGAAATTACAGAAACTGTTGATTACGACAAGCTCGAAGATCTATTTACCGAGAAAGTAGAAGAAAAACAAATACTTGAGATGCCCGAAGGTTTTGTATCTTTGGCAAACAAAGATATACCGCCGACCGGCTTCGCTGCTAGAAACTACCTCCGAAAACGGGGTGTCACGAAACAAGACCTTGTTTGGTGGAAGATGGGGTATTGCGCAAGTGGCGAGTACGAAGGACGCATCGTCATTCCATCGTTTGACGAAGAGGGCGATCTAAACTATTTCATCTCTCGGTCCTACGACAAGAGAGCCTACCCCAAGTACAAGAACCCTCCAGCGAGTAAGAATATTGTATTCAATGATTTGTTTGTGGACTGGAGTTCTGATATTATTCTGGTGGAGGGTGTGTTTGATGCCATCACGGCAGGTCGAAACGCGGTACCTATCTTGGGGTCTACACTCAATCAGAACTCTGTTTTGCTCCGTAGGATTGTCAAAGAGGATGCAGGAGTTTATGTGGCTCTAGATCCGGACGCAAAGATGAAAGAGCTTGAGATTATCAAGAC